CCACGGGAGTGGTGGGCTCCCGTGGGGCGCGACGGCGACGATCTTACTTCTTGCCCTTCGCCTTCTTCCCAGCCGTCTTCTCACCCTTCGCCGGCAGACCCTTCGCCACGCGTGCCTTCTCGCGGGCTTCCTTCCGCTCTGCGTTGAACGCCTTGAGGACGGCGCGTGCCTGCGCCACTTCCGGCGTCTCATTCGGCTTCGGCACCACCAACGACGGCGGAGCAAACGGCGCAGTCATCTCCACCGTCTCCGGCTCACCCGCGAACCAGGTGGCAGGGATACGGCCAGCAGCGCGGTTGTTCTCATTCTCGTAGAACAACCTGCCCTTCCCGATCTTCTTCAGCGTGAGCGTGATAGTCGTGGGTTCCACGGTTTCGATGTCAGCCATCAAGACTCTCCTTTTGAGTAACGAAACGAAGTAACGAACGGAGTCTAGCGAAGCCGGAGGAGGAGCGCAATACTTATTTGGGACGAAACTGAAACGAAATGATGACTGGGACGGTGCCTCGGTCCGACGACGGAGTGCGCGACGACGATCCTGAAAATGCCCATTGTTTCTGGGGTGAAACTCCGGTATCGTAGCGGTCCCGGTCGCGGTCGCTCCGCCCTCGATTGTTCGGCGCTCATCCCGTTGAATGATGACCGGGTCAAATTTCTCAATCCACACGCGGAAGGATGAGGACCCGTGATGATGAACATGCTGGTGACATGACGTCACCCAAACAACTCCCGCCCGACAAACTCGTCGCCTACTACCTCAATCAAAACTATCGTTGTGTCTTCTGGCCCACTATTGGCGACCAGAAGGGTCCGAGGGAGAAGGACTGGCCCACTGCCGCCTATCCGTTAGAAGCCTTCCGACCGGGGATGCGCGTGGGGCTGATGACCGGCGTTGAAATCAGCCCTGGACGCCATCTGAGCGACATCGATATCGACTGGCCTGGCGGCATCGACATCGCCATCAAGCTTCTTCCCACCACCGAGTTCGTATATGGCCGCGCAGGCAAACGCGTCAGCCACTGTTTCTATACCACCAATGAGCCACTCGCCTCATTCAAGTTTGAGGATGTGGACAAAACCACCCTCATCGAGATTCGAGGCACGAAGACGGACGGCTCCATTGGCCTCCAATCGATGGCGCCACCCTCCGTCTGGGAAGACAAAACCGACGCGCACCGTGAGCCGCTGGAGTTCGTGCGCGATGGAAGCCCAGCCCATATCGCCGCACTGGTGCTCAAGGTGGCCGTCACCCACGCGGCCATCGCCATGCTCTTGGCCCGCCACCTCGGGACCCGAGGGTTCACCCATGAGGTGCGTCTGGCGTATGCTGGGACGCTGTTGCGCCTGGGCCTGGACGTGGAAGACGTGGTGCGCATCGGCGAGGCCATCCTGGGCTACACGAAGAACCAAGACACCCAGGACATCCGCATGACGGTCGAATCGACCGCACGCCGATTGACGGATGTGCGCGAGAAGGTGAAAGGTGGCCCGGCGCTAGCGAAATCGCTGGGCCCACTGGGCAAGAAGGTCGTGGACCGGATCCACGAATGGCTGGGCCGTGAGCAAGACTTCCTGCGGAATGGGGAAGGCGTCATTCTCCGTGATAGCCTGGAGAACGTGCGACGGGCGGTGGAGCTATGCGAAGTGGAATTGAGCTACAACGAATTCAGTGATGTGTTGTTGATTGGTGGCCAGCCCCTCCAGGACCGCCAGTTGAGTGACCTCTGGTTTCGTATTGACAGTGAGTTCCACTTCCGTCCCACGGCAGAGTTCTTCGAGAAGAGCATCAAGCACCTCGCGTGGAAGAATGGATTCCACCCCGTCAAGATATACCTGGATGGTCTGGTGTGGGACGGCATCCCGAGGGTGAACACGTGGTTGCGTGATTATGCCGGGGCAGAGGATAGCGAGTATCTGCAAGCGGTGTCGTCGATCTTCTTGATGGCGGCGGTGCGGCGCATTGATGAGCCTGGGTGTAAGTATGATGAGATGCTCGTGCTGGAGTCGGGCCAGGGCGTGGAGAAGAGCACGACACTCGCGACGTTATGTCCAGACAAGGCGTGGTTCTGTGACGACCTCCCCTTGAATGTCTCCAGCCAGCGGCTCATCGAGGGTACACTGGGCAAATGGATTGTGGAAGCGGCGGATATGGCGGGCAAACGGAAGGCGGAGATTGAACAGTTGAAGGCGATGTTGAGTCGCCAAGTGGATGGCCCAGCGCGCATGGCCTACGCACGGTTGCCGGTGGAACGCGCTCGACAATTCGTGCTCGTGGGAACCACGAATAGCCAGACCTACTTGACAGACCCGACTGGGAACCGGAGGTTCTGGCCGGTGGAAGTATCTGACTTGAATATCAAAGGGCTGCGCACGGTGCGTGACCAGCTATGGGCCGAAGCCGCGCATCGGTCCCGAGGAGGAGAGTCCATCCGGCTTCCGAAGTCATTATGGGCCGAGGCGGGACGGAGGCAAGACGCTCGAAGGGAACGAGACGCGTGGGAAGAACCCATTATGCGATTGTTGGCTGCCGCTGGGGCCACGAGTACTGGCAGAGTGCGTGTCATAACCTCCGATATTTGGGACTTTTTACAGATAGAGATACCAAGAAGGGATAGATATGGGAGCATACGCATCAGCGAAATCATGCAGCGGCTGGGGTACAAATCCAAACGGCTCTGGCACGAAGGCAAAACAGTTGTGGGCTACGAAGGACCGCAGGTCAGTTTAGACTTTGAGAAGTGAGAGTGGGAGCACTAAAAATGGAGTCTTACTCAGCAGTTTGTGGGAAATCGGGCGACTCTTACTCGGCACCCTTACTCTTCTTTTGGCTGCGTTTTGCGAAAACGCTAGGGATTTTGCGATCTTACCGTCTTACTGTCCATTACCCAGCAGTGCCCGGAGGGGTAAGGGGCACGGCTACCGGGGGGGGGTATACCTATTACTACTTATATAAATAAGAGTAAGAAGAGTAAGAAGAGTAATAGTAGGGAAATGCCCCAACAAACGCGCACCCATTCCATTACTGATCTCCATTACCCTCGTGATCCAGATCCGTAAGGCGTCAACACCCTCGGGAATCGGGATGGCGCCCACGCTTGCGCTCCGCCTCGGGTCGAGGTACCGTCTACCTCGCCAATGGGTAGCCTCTTCGAAACGCTCAACCCGAGCACGGCCACCACCGAGCAAAAGTTACTGTGTCAGTTCATCACCCAGCGTGGTAGTCCATGCATGCGTGCCGCTGTCACAGGCTCCTCGGTTTGCGTCCTTCACGGTGGGAGCATCCCAGCCGCCAAGGAACAGATTGAGCGCGCGCTCCTCGCTCTCCAGGAGTCGGCTATCGAAGCCCTCCGGGAAGTCTTCGCCACGGCCACGGACCGCGTGCTCGCAGACACGGCGTTCAAACTCCTCGATAGAACCGGCCACGGTCCACAGACCACGTTGAAGGTCCAAGAGGACACCGACGACTTGTCATCGTTGTCGAATGAAGAGTTGTTGAAGAAGCACCAGGAACTGGGCAAGTTCTTGGAAGCCACGCGCACTAATGGTACCATCGTCCTTGGACCCAATAGTGGAACAACTCACTGAGGTCGTTGTAGACCGTGCGCAGGTCATTGCGCAACTGCGTGCGATGGAGGAGGAGGTCTCACGACGACAGCGCCTGGCGTCCATCCCTCCGGTCTTCCGTCCGATGTTCCAGCCCTCAAGGTACAAGGGTCTGTATGGCGGACGTGGCAGCGCCAAGAGTCATACGTTTGCTGAGTTGCTCATTCATCGGTGCCTCCAGAAGTCCACACGCGCCGTCTGCGTTCGTGAGTATCAAGTCTCCCTCGAGCAGTCGGTCAAACGACTGTTGGAGGACAAGATCAAGTTGTACAAGCTGGAACGAAAGTTCAGGGTGCTCAACACCCACATCGAGACACCATTCGATGGAATCATCATCTTCCAGGGCATGAACAACCAGACGGCGGTGTCCATCAAGTCGCTGGAAGGCTATGATGTGGCCTGGTTCGAGGAAGCCCAGACGGCCAGCGAGACCAGCTTGGACCTCTTGCGCCCCACCATTCGTGTCGAGGGTAGTGAGCTCTGGTTCTCGTGGAACCCTGACCAGCCCTCGGACCCGGTGGAACAGTTACTTCGAGGCGCCACACCCACGCCCAACGCCATCGTCATTCGCTCCACGTATCGCGACAACCCCCATTTCCCCGACGTGCTGCGCGGTGAGATGGAGTGGGACCGATCACGGGACATCGACAAGTATGACCACATCTGGGAAGGTGGCTATGAGAAGCATAGCGAAGCCCGTGTGTTCAAGAACTGGACGATTGAGCCGTTCGAGACGCCTGACGATGTGACGTTCTACCAGGGTGCCGACTGGGGCTACTCCATCGATCCCTCGGTCCTGGTGCGATGTTTCCTGCGTGGCCGAACGCTCCACGTGGATCGCGAGGCGTATCAGATTGGGTGCGAGATCGATAACCTGCCGGCGTTGTTCGATGCCGTCCCACGCGCACGCGAGTGGGAGACGATTGCGGACAGCGCCAGGCCGGAGACCATCAGTTACATGACGCGCAATGGCTACCCTCGGATGGTAGCCGCGAAGAAGGGGAAAGACAGCGTCAAGGAAGGCGTCATCTTCCTCCAGGGCTTCGACATCAAGGTCCACCCGCGTTGTACCCATACGATTGACGAACTCCGGAACTACAGCTACAAGAAGGACCCGAAGACCGACGTGGTGTCGCCCATCCTGGAAGATAAGAAGAACCACGTCATCGACTCGCTGCGGTATGCGGTCGAGAAGATGCGTGCGCCTGATGATGGGTGGTTCGTATCGTGAGTGGATGGCCGTTTACTCCCAATCCAAAAGGAGACTCAATGAGCGCAGACAAACCGAAGCCTGACCAGGGACTACCCAAGCCGGGCAGTGGATTCAATCCGCCGAAGCCGGGTGGACCGAAGCCCGACCAGGGATTGCCTGGGCGCGGTCCCAGCCAGCGGCCCGGTGCCCATCCGGACCACACACTCCCAGGAGACACCGATGGCGAAGAGGGCGAGGGCGAGAACGGCGAAGGCGAAGAGGAAGGCACAGCCCCGAAACCAGACCAAACGCTACCTCCGGGCAGCGGCGGTGGAGCGCAGCCGAAACACTGAGCGCGACACTGACACTGAGTAACTGAACGAGAGTCCAATGCCTGACATCAACGGAATCACGCTGGGTATACCAGACGAACTCCGTGCGGCCACTGAAGCCCTCGGCAGCCCACACGATCAGGAGGTTGTGCTGCGTGCACTCTCCTCATTGCTGGTTGAGCGGCTGCGGTTCGCACGTCAGGCTGGACTCTCGTTTGGCGACCTCCGCAACATGTACGCGGTGCTGGGATACGACGAGACGCTCACCACGTCTCGTATCCGCGCACGCTACAATCGCGGTGGCATCGCTGGGCGTATCGTCGATGCGATGCCGAAGGCGACATGGCGTGAGGGGTTCGAGATTTACGAAGACGAGAACCCAGACGTGGAAACGCCGTTTGAACTCGCCATCAAGACTCTCGATGACCGGCTGAGTCTGGCCGCGAAGTTCCACAAGACCGATATCCTGGCGGGACTGAGCACCTTCTCGGTCCTTCTGATCGGCGTGGGTGACGGCGCACTGGACCAGCCGCTGCCCAAGGGGAATGGCACGCCGGACAATGTCATCTTCCTCCAGCCCTTCTCGGGCGGTGGCGGGCAAGTCAACACCTCATATCGCCACAAGACGGTAGCGGATGACGCGGATGCACGTGTGGACACGTACATCGAGGACCCAAAGGACCCTCGGTTTGGCCAGCCAGCGACCTACCAGATCCGTCGCACGTATACGACCGACATCACGCTGGCGCGGACGGTCCACTGGTCGCGTGTCCTCCACGTCGCGCACCAGACGCTGGACGACAACGTGTACGGCTCTCCCACCCTCGAACGCGTGTGGAATCTCTTGGACGATCTGGACAAGGTCACGGGTGGCGGTGCCGAGGCGTTCTGGCTTCGCGCAAACCAGGGCACCGCGTTGAAGGTCGATGCGGATGCGAAACTGAGTCCAGAGGAGAAGACCGAACTGGAACAGAAGGTCGAAGAGTATGCGAACCAGATGCGCCGCTTCATGGTCATGCGCAAGGCGGAATTGCAGTCCATGGGCTCGGATGTCGCGAACTTCTCCAACCCAGCGGACGCCATCCTGACCCAGATCGCGGGCGCCACGGGCATTCCCAAGCGCATTCTGACCGGTAGCGAGATGGGCGAACTCGCCTCATCCCAGGACCGCGAGAACTGGCGCGACCAGGTGCGTGGGCGACAGACCCGTGAGGCGGGTCCGTACATCGTCAAGCCGTTCATCCAGCGCCTGATTGACTACAACTACCTCCCAGCCGTCAAGAAGGGGAACATCTGGCAGATTGAGTGGCCCAACATCGAGGCGATGACCGAGACGGAGAAGGCAGACGGCGCGAACAAGTGGGCCACCGCGAACAAGACCCAGGGCACCGTCGTCTTCACTGATGATGAAATTCGTGAGCACTGGTATGGGATGGAGCCGTTGACGCCCGACCAGAAGGTCCCGATTGCGGCTCCGGAGAAGATCACCGCCACGACTGAGCCTGCCCAGGATAACACACCACCTCTGGATGCTGCGCCCGTCTTGTTGAAAGCGGCGGGAGACGTGGCGGGCCACGAGTTCCACGGCAATCAATACTCCGGCTCGGACGCCATCGTGAAGAAGTCTCCGGATGAGCCTGGCGAGCATCACGTGACGTTCCCGGATGGCCGGCAATACGCCATCTACCGTGATGCATCGAGTTCCATCAAGGGCTGGGAGACGGTGGGACTGGAGAATAGCTCGGCAGGCGGTGCCGCGTTCAACAAGAAGGAGATGCTGGACCACCTCGGGAAACTCAACGAGAACCGACCGTATGTGGACAAGCACTCTGGCTACAAGTCGGGCAAGACGGTCAAGGAACATCTGGACTCGATTCGGGCGCACACCAAGTATCGCACCGCAGAGACGGCGGAGGATGTGGCCCTTCTCCAAGCCCTGACTGCCGCCATCGAGTCGAACAACGTCGAAGTCATTGACCGGATTCTCGGCACCAAGCACCCATTGGACCTTCGTTCCCAGAACGACGTGTGATGCTCGACTTCCCATTGCCCTCGGATCGTGCGGCGCGACTCGTGGTGGCGTATCTCCGCACCCTCGCGGTTACCACCCGGGACAATCGCCCCGTCCACAAGGCCGCAGACTCCCGGTATAAGCCCTTCCTGGTCGCAGTCCAGTATGCGTTCAACAAAGGGCGCAAGGCGGTGAAGGGCAAGTCAGTCAAGACGGCTCCGGACGCGGGCGCCACTGCCGTTCGCAAAGCCCTCTTGGACGTGTTACCCTCGGAACTGTTGAAGGCAGTGGGTGCCGGTGGGACGGCTGGCGCGGCGGAATTGACCAAGACGTTGCGTCATGCGTCCTTCCGGACGGCAGCGGACCCGCTGGTCAAGAAGATTGGGCCCATCACCATGCGCTTCGACATCAAGAGTCCAGAGGCGATCAAGTGGGCAAAGGAACACGCCGCAGACCTCGCGAAAGGCATCAGTAGCACCACACGGGATGATATCGCAGCGGCCATCGAGCGGTCACTGGAGTCTGGGGACGACCCATTCGAGGATATCGCGGATGCGGTTGGCAGTGATGCTCGTGCGCAACTCATAGCTCGCACGGAGACGATGGCCGCTGCGAACGAAGGCCAGCGCCAGTCCTGGGACCAGGCGGTTGAGGATGGACTCCTCCCGTCTGATGCGCAGGTCGGCTGGATTGCCACCTCGGGTTGTTGCGACGAGTGCGATGACCTCGATGGGGAGACGCGCGATCTGGATGGCGAGTATCCAGACCCAGGCGGAGACGGTCCACCACTCCATCCCAATTGCCGTTGTACGGAAGGGATTGTCGCATGAGGCACGTTCGCGGCGCATCCAATCCCGAGGGTATCAATCAGTACACCGCTGGCGGCTCGGCACGCTTCGACGGGAAGTCAGCGGATGGGAAGGTCGAAGGCAGTATGGACGTGAAGATTGTGGACCCGCATTCCAACGCCCACAAGGTCACGGACACCACGAAGACGGGTAAGCGGGTCCGGATGTACGAGGGTGGGAACATCCATATCCCCACGGCCACGGTCCAGAACGCGCGTGGTACGACATTCGAGGCGTATCACCATACGCTCAGTCCGCTCAAGGGTGCCCAGATGCAGACAGAACTTCGCACGCTCCACTTCCGGACGAACGGTGCGCCCCTCCGGACCATCACCCACGAAGGTCGTGAGCACCTCGTCATCCCATGCGTGGCGTTGCGCGAGGGCGTGATTCACGCCGTCAACGCGGATGTGCCTGAGTTCGTCTCTGCGAAACGACTGGCCGCAGCCGCGTCCACCTGGAATGGACGCCCACTCGTCATCGGCCACCCGGTTCGCAATGGCCGCCAGATCAGTGCGAATGAGCCGGAGGTGCTGGCCGCGCAAGGCTTCGGCGTGATCTACGCGTCAGCGATGAACGGCGAGAATCTGGGAATGGAAGCCTGGGTGGATGTCACCAAGCTGGAAGCCCTCGGGCAACACGGTCTCCTGGCGGACCTTCGCGCAGGGAAGACGACGGAACTGAGCGTGGGCGCGTTCGTCAAGACGCTGGCGCGGCAAGGCATTCATCGAGGCAAGCGATACCTGGCGGAGTGGACCGACATCGTTGGGGACCACCTCGCGTTCCTTCCGAATGCGAAGGGCGCATGCAGTATCGAGATGGGCTGTGGAACCCATCGGATGGCGGAAGCCGCAGAGGAAGAACTGCGTGGCGCTTCGAATCCCGAGGGTATCAATCAGTACACGGGTGGCGGTGGATCCAAGGACTCCAAGGACTCCAAGGACTCTAGGAAAGGGCCACACGCTGTCGGCTCCAAAGTCAAAGGGTCGATGGTAGGTCACATCCGATATGGAATGACTGGCACCGTCAAAGAGCCTCTCAAGAATGACCACTACAGGGTAGACTTCGGACATTCAGGCGGAGCCGAACTTATCCATAAGTCACAGATTCGTGGAGCAGAAGGACAATCCATGACCAAGTCACATCGTGCCGCCCGCGACATCCCACAGTCCCAACGTGACAAACTCAAAGATTCAGACTTTGCCGGGCCAGGCACCTCGTTTCCCATTGTGAAGCCGGCAGACGTGTCCGCTGCCGCCCATCTCATTGGGAAGGCGAAGAACCCAGACGCGGTCAAGGCGCGCATCATCGCGATTGCCCAGCGCAAAGGGAAGTCATTCACGGACAAGTTGCCCGAGGCGTGGGTCAAGGCCGCAGCCGCGTTCGACACGCCAGCCCAAGCCGCAAGCGAAGAAGCCGCTGAGCTCATCACGTATCAGACGATGCGCGATCTGATGGACGCCGTGGGCAAGCAGTGGGACAGCGCCTCGGGGCTGGTCGATGACCTCGTCGCAGCGGAGCAAGAAGACGCGGCCACCGAGACGCCTGCGGAAGAAGAAGCCGAGGAGGAGACTGAGTGCTCCCAGATGGAGTCACTGGCGGTCCTCTGTGGGTCGATGGCCGCTGCGCTGATGCAAGTCCAGAGTCTCTGTTGGAAGGAACTGGCGCCAGACCCGGCCTACCCTCCGCGCTACATGGAAGAGGGTGGTGAGCCGAAGACGCTGGTTGGGAAGACCATCAGCAAGAACACGATGAAGTCCATCCAGGGAATGCACGATGCCGCCCACGCGGCCCACGACCATTCCACCGCCCTCGGTGCGCAGTGCAATGGGATGCGGCTCATGGCGGCTGCGAAGATGGAAGACTGTCCTACCTGCGATGGCTCGGGCGAGGTCGATGGGAACCCGTGCGAGACATGCGAGGGCGAGGGCGAAGTGCCGATCAAGGCGGCAGAGGCGAACGACAATCACGATGGGGCGGTTCCCATCATTGAAGAAGGAGATACGTACATGACGAAGGACGAGAGGAACGCAACCATCAAAGCCCTTGCCGCGTGCGATTGCAGCGGATTCAAGGGTGACGCTGCAACGCTGGAGACGCTGACCGATGCGCGGTTGGAAGCCCTCCAGGCCGCAACCAAGCAGCGCGAAGACGCGGTGAAGACGGCGGAGACCGCGACCAAGGAAGCCACCGATCTCAAGGCAGCGGCAGCGGCAGTGAAGCCGGTGGAGCCCAAGGTCCTGACGGTCGAAGAGTTCATGGCCGTGGCGCCAGCTGAACTCAAGACCCTCATCGAGACGAAGAAGGCGGAAGACGCGACGGCCACGGCCACGTTGGTCGCCCAGCTCAAGACGGCGCAGACCGCGTACACCGAGGACGAACTGAAAGCCCTCGACCTGGTGCACCTGCGCAAGCTGGCGTCCATCGCGAAGATCGATGCGCCGGCACCGGTCTTCACTGGCCTGAGCTTCCCGCGTGCGGCGGCACCGCCCGTCGATCATACCATCCCGCCTGATCCCTACGCACCTGGGCTCAAGGCACTGGCGGAGCAGCGCAAGCACTAACTGACGGACCGAGCATTCCCGTCTTTCACCGAAGTCGATCAACAGAGGAGTAGGAACTATGGCAATCACGAGGCTCGATCCTAACAAGATCCACCTCGGTGGAGGCAAGGTCGATATCAACGACCTTGCGGCTTCCGAGGCGATCACGCCCGGTCATCTCATCGACCGGTTCAACAACGCGGGAATCATCCGGTTCCGCAAGCACAACACGGCGTCAGTTGTCACCGCACCCATCTTCGCGGAAGGCCACTTCATGGCCAACAAGGGCGTGGATGACGCCTACGCAGTGAACGATCTCGTGGAGGCGTTTGTCGGCCAGTCCGGCACCTACGTCTGGGCATTCATCAACAGCGGTCAGACCGTGGTCGCTGGCAACAAGCTGGAGTCGGCGGGTGACGGCACCCTCAAGGTCGGAACCACTGCTCCCATCGCATCGGCGCTGGAGAACAAGACCGCCTCTGCTCTCACTCGGGTTCGCGTGGAGGTGCTCTAATGGAGATCCGCTACTTGATGGAAGGTGGAGCAGCGAAGTCTCCTCTGGGCGACCTGGTGGGACGGGCGCTGGCGGAGACGGGTGGATGGTCGGTGCCAGCCATGCGAGCACCGGGCATCCGATTGCTGGAACAGGCCCAGAACGACCCACTGTTCCGGGCGCTGGCCCCGTTGCAGGAGAAGGCGCAGGTTCTGATTGACCAGGAAGTCGTCCAGGTCGGTCTCCAGCGTCTGACTATCGTCAAGGAGATCATGGCCGCTGGCCTGACCTACAACTTGACGGACCCGCTCAGCGTGACCCAGCTGGAGTGGTACAGTTCGAACAAGGTGGGAGCGGCTCAGCGGACCATGAACCCCAACGCACGGGGTGAGAACAAGATGGTCTCGATGCTCCCCTCGCGTCTGCCGGTCTACTTGACCACGGACACGTTCGAACTGGACATCAGGACGCTCAAGATGTCACAGCGGGTGGGCATGCCGCTGGACGTCACGCTCGCGGGTCAGTGCACTCGGTCGGTCAACGAGGCCATCGAGGACGCTATGATCTACGGCGCGACCACCCTCGATGGACAGCAGCTGTACGACTCCGGGTATACCGCCTACGGTCTACTCACTGCGCCGAACGCGAATGTGCAGACACTGACGGCGGCAGCGTGGAACGGCACGACGCCCAACGGCGCCACGGTCTTCAACGAGACCGAGGCGATGATTGGGAAGCTTCAGGGTGACTTGAAGTTCGGACCGTACCACATGTTCACGGGAACGACCGTTGGCAACGTGCTGGACGGCGACTACAACACCGTGAACAACGCGCAGGGGCTGACGACTCGCGACCGACTGCTGCGCATTCCTACGCTCCAGGGCGTGTCGTCGGCGGACATGATGCCAGCGAACAAGGTGGTCCTCGTCCAGATGACGAAGGACGTGGTGGACATCGTCGTGGGCCAGCCGCCCACCGCGATTCCGTGGACCTCGCTCAATGGGTTCACCATCTACAACCTGATCATGGCCATCATGATCCCGCGCGTCCGCGCTGACTTCAGCGGCAACAGCGGCATCTGCGTCGGCACCCTGGTCTAGTTCCAGGCGTCGATGCGTCAGTCACTCGGGAGCGAGGTTCATGGGGAGCCTCGCAACCACTGGAGGATAGTAGCATGGCAGACAAACGCGACGAGAAGGATGAGAAGAACGGCAGCAAGAGGGAAGCCAAGGAAGCCCCACTGGAAGACCTCGTCATTGTGGGACAGCCTGGCGACCTCTTCAACGTTCGGTCGGACAAGGGTGGGCTGGGTTCGGGCGGAGTGCTGACCATCGGCGGGATGCCGGTCAAGACCACGCGGTGGGACGACAAGCACATCCGGGGAACGCTGCCGAAGGATGCGGAGGGTGCGATCCTGGTCGATGGTGTCAATCGTGGGGTCTATCCCACGCCACCGCCGCCAGACCAGACCGCGACGGCAACGGCGAAGACGCCGGTTCACAAGAGCTAGCACGACGAGGGTGAGCGGGGTTCATGGGGAACCCCGCTTCAATCGAGGCGTCCCATGGATGAGAAGAAGTTGCGAGAGTGGTCACCACGCCAGGTGTTTGTCCCTCGGGAGTCCAGAGACCTCCAGACAGGAACGTCGCAGTTTGCCACCAGCGACAAGCATTTGTACGAACGTGGGAAGGACGGCGTCATCCGGTCGATGCACAGTAAAATCCGCAGCAAGAAGGAACGCGTCAAGCAACGACGGGCGAAGAGGAACTAATGGCCACTGTCATTGAGACTCCCGGCGCATACAACGCGAACAGCTATGAGTCTGCGGCGGAAGCCACTCAGTATTTCGATGAGCGGTTGCCACTCAATCCGCCGTGGCCCACTGATCCAAATACTCAGGCGCAGGCGCTCATCATGGCCACGCGCACGTTGGACTCGTATTCTCGACCGTACACCTACAAGACCGTCATCAATGGCGTTCTGTACGACGTGACGCGTCAGAAGTGGACGGGAGCACCCGCCACCGCCACCCAGGCGCTGGCGTGGCCGCGCATCGGAATGTACGACGGGAACGGGTATCCACTCGATGTGGCCGTTGTGGGCATTACCGCGACGACTCCGACCATCATCCAGACGGGTACACCCCATCGACTCTCGACAGGGAAGACGGTGTTCCTGTTCAACACGAACAGTCTCCCGAACATCGATGGGGCGTATGTCGTGACGGTCATCACGTCCACGACCTTCTCCATTCCCACCACGGTCCTCACAGCGGGCAATCAGGGCACGGCCACCGTGATTCCCAAAGAGCTCAAGTGGGCCACCTCGGAGTTCGCTGGGCAGTTGATCGGGGAAGACCGGACGCTGGACAGCGATATCGCGAGACAGAAACTGACGGCACTGCGCGCTGGGTCGGTGGCGCTGAGCTTTGGCGATGGGGTGACGGCTCAAGTCATTCCTGACGCGGTCACCACGCTCTTGGTACCCTCGTGGTTGACCACCGAGGTCGTGGAAGGCGCTGTCTCGGCAGAGTGGACGGTGGTGTAGGATGGGATGGGATGCGGTTGTCAAGAGTGGCGTCAAGCTTGCGGATAGCATCACCCAGACACTCCAGCCGTATGTCACTTACTCCGCGTGGATTGGCCAGGATGTCTTTGGAAATCCGCGCTACACCGCTGCCGTTCGACATCGGGCGCTGGTGGACACGACGGTGCGCAAGCGACGACTCCCGAGTGGGCAGGAAGTTAGCGTGCGCGCTCGGGTCTCCTTCTTCCGCCCAATGCCGAGCACCGTGGCTCCCACGGTCTTCACGCCTGCGTTCGCGCCCACCGCGTTTGCGCACTCCGCCTTTGCGACGGGTGCTGCCATCGAGATCAATCGGGTCAATCCCATTGACCCTCGTGACTTGATTATTCTGCCGGATGGGACGACAGGCCCCATCGTGGACAGCGAGGGGCTGGTCAATCCATCGACCAATCGGCCCTACTTCTCAGAACTCTGGGTGGGAGTCTAACGGTGAAGATCAATCACGAATTTGTTACGACCGTTCCGGATGAGCCGACACCGGACGTCATCCAGCCCTCCGCTTGGAACGCACCGCTGAAAGTCTCGGAGGGGTTGCGTGGCGACCTCTTGGTGCGCGACGACAACATGCCCGATGGGCTCAATGGGGTGGAGAGTTCGGGGAACGTCGGGTGGGTGCTGACAGACCAGGGCTTCGGTGAGCTGCCTGAATACGGCCCACCATCGACACCCTCCTTCTTGGACCAGCAGGCGAACGTTGTCTTGGCAGGACCCACGAACGGCCCAGCGACGCAGCCGTCGTTCCGAGTGCTCACCATTACGGACCTGCCGAACAACGTCGCACTGATTGGCGACCTTGCAAGCTATGTTCCCACGAATCGGAAAGTCAATGGACACGCGCTGACGTCCGATGTGGTAGTGACGAAGGCGGATATTGGGCTTGGTGTCGTTGAGAATACGGCACTCTCCACGTGGCCCGGTTCGGCTAGCATCACCACCCTCGGGACCATCACGGCGGGCACGTGGACTGCGAGTGCGATTGCCGCGCAGTATCTAGGCGCAGGCCCACTCACGAATGGCTTTGTACTTACGCTCGTGGGCGGTGTTTCGACGTGGGCGGCAGCAGCTACAGGAGGTTCACCACTCCCAACGGCACCACTTGGTCAGGTCCTCATTAGCCAGGGCGCTGGTGTTGCCCCCATCTTCAGTGCGGCACTGAACGTCTCGTCTATTGCTATCGCAGATGCTCTCTTCAATCAGTTTTCTCTCGCTCTTCCGCAAGGTAGAGTGAGTGCCTCTTCGATACGCCCTGTTCCACAGTCAGTGGCTGGTCCAGACGATACGCCCGGTGACTTGTTCAACTTCACCAATAGTACAGTGAGTGCTCCTGGTGGGATTGTTACAGGTGGTGGGTCGTTCAGTGTACTCGCACGATGGGATGGAACGAACTATGTCGTGATTGGGGGAGTCGCGGGCGCTGGTGGAGGCGGTCCAGTCTCGGCTGGCGCGCTCACCGGCACGACACTGGCGGCGAACGTCGTTACTTCGTCATTGACGACCGTGGGAACGATCATCGCCGGCACGTGGAACGGTGATGCGCTTGGTCCTGCCTACCTCGGAGCCGGAACACCGACCAATGGGTTTGTCCTCACCATCGCGAGTGGAGTTCCTACATGGCAAGCCGCTGCCGGCGGTAGTGGGAGTCTTGCCGTTGGAACCTCAGCTATCACTGGTGGCGCGGCGGGCAGTGTGCTCTATCACGCCGCTGGAAACGTGCTTGGTGAGATGACGACGACGGGCACTGGTACAACGCTCGCACTGTCAGACTCGCCCAGCTTCACGACAAAGGTAGCCGCACCACTCTACACGGGAACGACTGGCACGCTCAATATTACCGCGTCTATCCCTATTCAGGGCACCGTTACCCTGCAAGGTAACGCGCTGGTCATGTCGAGTTCCAATGCAGTGCCCGGCACAGTTAGTGGCAATGCGAACGGCGGCAACACGACGGTCACGACTGGTAACGGTGCACGCTTCTCCTCCGGTGACGCGAACGGCGGGTTCTTACTTCTCACCACTGGATCAGGCCTAGGGCAAGGCTTCTCGGGTAGTGCTAGTCTCAAGTCATTGAGTGATATTGCCTCTGGCACGGTAGCGGTAGGCACCGGTGATGGGTCATCGTCAGCCGGTTCGACAGGCAACCTATCGTTGTTCACTGGGAATTGCACCGCGCAGAATGCCGCTGGCCCTGTTGGGAATGTGTTGGTCACGACAGGCTCTGCTAGTGTCACTCGGACCTCCGCGAACCCGACACTGAATGCGGGTATCTTCAACGTCACGACTGGCGCAGGTCAATCGACCAGTAACACGGCAGGTATCGCCTCTTCTGGTGGTGCTATCCAGCTATTCACGGGTCCTGGTGGAGCGGCAACAGCCGTGACCGGTGTTCACACTGGCGGACCTAGTGGGAACTTCGTCGTGGCGACGGGCGCAGGAGGCAATGCGGCCGCTGGCGGAACGCCGACAGGCGGTGACTCCGGCTTCGTTCAAATTTCGACCGGACTGGCCGGCACGGGCACGACACCGGGGAACGTTGGAGTCATCTCGTTCAGGCCAGGCACGGTAACGATGCTCACGTTGTCTGCGACGCAGGCATCCTACTCGATGCCCACACTCGCTGGTGCCGCCGCGAATGCGAGCATCCCAATCACGGTCACGTGGAATACGACGGGTGTGGTAGACGGTGCGCTGCGAATTCAGGTGACGGAGACAGCCAAGGGTGCGAACTCACTCTACCTCGCGATTTACGGCGGAGTCGCTGGAGCCACCATCGAACACTCGATTGCGACTGGTGGAGTGAACTACAACCTTGGGAAGGTGCGCACAGATGATCGGTTCAACGTGGCTGGAACGGATGGCGTGACCGCCGGTCCGTTCACAACCATCACGGGCATCACGGTCAAGGGTGGGATCGTCACCGCTATCTCGGGAACGTAACGCTCAGCGAGTATCATGGGGGTGCTCGCTCGGATCAACGCAAGGAACAAGACCATGCTTCGTCGTGTCGTATTCGAACAGACTGCTGCGGGACGGGAACACTTCGACATCATCTACTCGGGCATGTTATTGGCCGTGGCCGATGCCTCTAGCAAGGCTGTGGACAAGCTGGAAGGCCGGATGGAGTCTCGTATCATCCGCAAGCTTCAAGCCATCTCGCAGATCAAGCTGGACGAGAAGACCGGCCAGCCAGTGACGTTCGCCACGGGTGAGGAGGTTCGCGAACTCACCGCCGGCACGGATCATACGCTGGACTTCGAACAGCAGGAGATCACGCTCATGACCGAGCGTATCGAGCGTGTGCGTTGGTTCGCGACGAAGCGTATGCGCGCATTCGATACCATTGACTACCTGGATGCTGCCGAGAAGGTGGAACCCTCGGAGTCCAAGCTGAGAGCCGTGGAGAAGTAACCATGGATACTCTCTGCTCGCTCTGCTCGCTCTGCGTGATGGTGTTCAATCGTTACGACTTGCTCGTGGACTGTCTTCGGTCTGCGAGCCGTGGGACAATCATTCCTGACCTTCTCTACGTCATCAACAACGGTCGCGACGACGGGAAACTGGAACAGGCCCTTCTCGCCTGGGAAGGGCACGCGAGGGTGGTCTATACGCCCAAGGTTCCGATGGGGGTGGCGGAGTCTTGGAATTGGTTCCTCGACAACGCTCCGGACCCTCGTATCATCACGAACGATGACGTGGTGTTTGGCGTCAGGACGTTCGAGGCGATGTTATCGGCGGAGGGTCTTTTCATTTCGCCGTTGAAGGATGCGGCGTTTTCTTGCTTCCTCATCCATGACGAATGCGTGAAGATCGTGGGCCGGTTCGATGAGACGATCTCACCTGGTTACGCCTACTTCGAAGACTGCGATTATTTCACTCGCATGCGCGCAGCAGGCGTGTCGGTCATTCAGGTCGAAAGTGATACTCAGCACGTCGGCAGCGCTACGCTGAAAGCCCAGTCACCGTTGGACTGGGAAGACCATCACCGTCGTTTCCTTCTCGCGCAGAACAACTACGTGAAGAAGTGGGGCAAGTTGCCGGAGGGTAGGGTGCTTCAAAGATGACCCCAACCTTCACGGTTCTCATAGGGTCAATTGGTCGGCCAGTATTGAAGAATGCTCTGGACTCGATCAAGCGGCAGAGTCTTGTCGAGGGTGACCAGGTCATCGTCTCCATCGATAGCTTTGAACACGGTGAGCGGGAGGACGTGCAGACGTTGGTGCGGAGTTATGGTGAGGGCTTCCTCGCGACGCACTACAACTCCGGCTATCACTGGCTTGGCGTGGAACAGATCAACCATGCGATGCGCACGGTTCCGATGACTGGGACGCATGTCTTGACGATTGGCGACGATGACGTGTTCGTTGACGGAGCCTACGAGGTGTTCCGTCATTACTGCGCGCAGGATACGCTTCGTCCGGTGTTGTGGAAGTTCCTCGCGCCGAATCGTTGGATACTCTGGCGTGAACCCAAGATGCAGTCGTGTCTGATCAGTGGGTGCTGCATCGCGGCTCCGATGCCGTTCAGCGAACTGATGCATACGCGACTGGAAACCACTCACGACTTCGATTGGATGGAAGCCGTCATCGCGAAGTCTGGGAAGACGCCGTTGTGGTTGGACTACGTGGGAGTGATCGCCCGCCCCGACCAGAACGGTAATGATGTCATGCATCAAGGTGTGTGGGGTTGTAACCGGTGCGGTCGTTGGCACTATCGCGAACACCTTGATTATGCATCGCCTTCGCACTGCTACTGCGGCAGAGTGATTGACTTCTTGCCTCGTGAGGTGGCCCAAGTATGAGCAAACCCATTCTCCTCTGGGTTGGTGATGGTGGAGTCAGTTCTGGTTTCGAGCGCAGCACTCGCTACGCGTGCGCAGCACTCCAGGCCGAGTTTGATGTGCACGTCCTGGCATTGAACTATCACGGTGACCCGTGCTTCCAGAAGGGTGAAGTCAAGCCGTGGCCCTACACGATGTGGGGTTGCTACGCGGGCGTGGGCGGTGACTTGTTTGGGATCAAGCGACTCCCGGAGATGATTGCAAGGCTCAAGCCTGCGTGTATCGTGATCCAGAACGACCCATGGAACTTCCGCGCGTATCAACAGACCATCGGTGAGACGATCCCGACCATCGGCATCGTTGCGGTCGATGGGAAGAACTGCCGTGGGGACGAACTCAATGGACTGAAGCTTGCCATCTTCTGGACACAGTTCGGAGAGGAACAAGCCCGTCTCGGAGGGTACACCGGGCCATCGGCGGTCATTCCGCTGGGCGTGGACCTCACCATCTACAAGCCCTACAAACGTGAGGAGGTTCGCGCCAAACTCCGAGGTGTCAAGCAGATCTTCGAACAACACGGGATGGGCTTGGACGCCTTCGTGGTTGGTGCCGTTGGACGAAACCAGCCGCGCAAACGGCTGGACCTCACCCTCGATTACTTCGCTGAGTGGGTCCACGGCGGACACGAGGTCGAGGGGCGGTCCAAGGACACGGTGGTGCACAAGGATGCGCTCCTCTGGCTCCACGTCGCGCCCACCGGGGAACAGGCGTATGAGCTGGACCAGCTGGCACACTACTACGGCATCACCAACCAGGTCCTCCTCGGGGAAGTTCCCGTGGACGGTGGGCTGGAAGAGTCTACACTGGCCCTCGTGTACAACGTCTTCGACATCGGCTTCACGACCACTCAGGGTGAGGGCTTCGGGTTGACGACGTTCGAGATGATGGCATGCGGCGTTCCTTCCATCGTTCCTGACTGGTCCGCCCTCGGAGAACTCACGGATAGCGCGTGCCTCCAGGTGGAGTGTACAACCACGGCGGCAACGACCAGTGGGATCAATTGCATTGGCGGCGTGATGGACAAGCGGCTCGCCATCGATGCCCTTGAGTTTCTGTACAGCCATCCGGCCAGACGCGAGGCGTTTGCCCGACGTGGAGTGGCTCTTGTGAATGACCCTCGCTATCGCTGGGAGAATATCGGCCAGGCGATACTCCACGAGGTCAAGACGACGTTGAAAGAACTCAGCGAGGCGGTGGCTTAATGGCGGGTGGAGCGACTGGATCGGCGCTGGTGACTGGGTCGAAGGAAATTGCCAAGACCCTTCGGCAGTTGGCCACGAAGTTCCCGGATCGCGTGCTTGCTGCGCTCTATCTTGAAGCTCAGATTGAGATGACTGAGAGCAAGCGGCGCTGCCCAGTTTCGCCCACCAAGTCGCAGATGAAGGCGATGGGCCGGAGTTGGTCCAAGAATACGAGACCAGGCACCCTCCGAGCCAGTGGCTACGTGGCTCAGCCAGAGCGGAATGGTCGCACCCTCTCGGTGGAGATGGGGTATGGGGGTGCGGCTGCGGACTACGCGATCCCGCAGCATGAACGCCTGGACTATCAACACACCACTGGGCAGGCGAAGTATCTGGAGTCGGTGTTGAATGAGTCGCGACCTTCGATGGCTCAACGAATTGGGGCGCGTGTCCAGCTGGGAGAAGACTAGTGTTCGCACAGGAGATTGCAGACCGGCTGCAAAATCAAGCGGTGGGTATCTTTGGCCGGTCCATTTTCATCGGAGCCAGCGCGAACTTCCCAGTGGGTGAGGTCTGCGTCTCCGTCATCGAGACGGGTGGAACCGGACCGAGCCGAACGCACAACAATACCGCTACACAGCGACCGACTGCGCAGATTGCCACGAGGGCCAAAGGCTATGACGTGGCCCGAGCAAAGGCGCAAGCCGCGTATGAAGCCCTCGGTGGGGCGAATGGGCTGTACAATATCACGCTCTCGTCAGTCTTCTATCTGAGCGTGACAACACGCCAGGAACCAACTGACGCTGGACTGGACGACAACGCACGGCAGGTATTCACGTTCAACATCGACGCTGAGAAGCAGCCGTCGTAATAGCTCGCAAGAGCATTTGGAGAAGGAGAAGTCAATGACCATTGCAGTCAGCGGGCACGGCACGCTTATCGCGCGAGCGCCAGCGGCAACGCCCACCGTCTTCACCACCATCGCGGAGTTGGGTGACATCACGCTACCTGGCTTCACGAAGAACGAGTTCGACGTCACGACGCAGAACCTGAACATCGACAACTACGTCATGGGCATTCCGCGTCGCAACCCGAACACCATCACTCTGCACTTCCTGGCGAGTGATCCGACCCACGACCATCTGACCGGATTGTCGAAGGCGTTCATCGACAACAGCTTCGACGGGTACAAGTTCACGATGGTGTCGGGTGGGTCCATCTACATGACCTACATCTACTCCGGCAACGTCAAGGCCATCGAGAACATCAAGGCCCCGGTGGACGGCCCGGTGATGGCCGATGTCACGCTCAGGTTCAGCGGACCGTACACGATCAACGGAGTCGTGGTCGGTCTGTAATCTGCCCCATGCAGCGTAAGCCATCCCGGCTCTGCCGGTCTCACAGGATGGTTTGCGGAGGAGCGGGAGACCGGCGCATAACTTCTGCATGGGAGCAATGATATGACTGAATCGGTTCCGAAAGAGTCCAGTGTTCTGTCCCTCGCTGACTTCGAAACGCCGTCAGCCGTGGAATACGTCTTCGTGCCGGATGCCATCAAAGGCAAGGGCGCGTGGATCCAGTCCATCACCGCTGGCGACATGATTGAGTTCCGAGAGTCCAACGAAGGTCCCGCGAAGAAGACCGCCACGTTGCGGCTCATCATCAAGAGCGTGGTGTCCGGCGAGGGTGGCTATCCCATCCTCAAGGATGAACACCTCGGGATGCTTCGTGCGCTCAAGGAGCGGGAAGTCAATACCCTCGGCAAAGCCATCCTGAAGCTCAATGGCTACGAGGACGACGCAAAAAAAGGCTGAGGCGGTCTCGGTCACGGCGGTTCGCGTATCGGCTGGCCGTGGGACTTGGGATCGCCAACGTAGACGCGATGCTACGGAGTCTCACGGCCAGACAGTTGGCCGAGTGGGAGTATTACTTCAGCCTGGAGCCATTCGGGTCGTTCCGAGATGACCACAATCTGGCCCATATTGCCCAGCTGATCCACAACGTCGCGGTGCGCAAAGAAGACCAGAAGCCCCTGAAAGATTTCCTCCTCAAGTTTGACCAGGAAGAGATTGATGAGCCAGTGGCGGCGAAGAAGAGCAACGTGGTCGAGTTCAAACAGAAGGAAGACGGTGCGGCCATCTTGCGCCAACACCAGACCTTCTTGAACTTGTTAGCTGTGACGAACTTCTGAGGTGACCTAAGTGGACATTGGAGTTCTCACCGGCAAAATCGAGATTGAAGATACCCTCTCGACAACGCTGGAGTCTGCGGCGCAGAAGATCGAGAAGTTCTCCGAGAAGTTTGAGAACGTCTTTGGCGCGATGATTGTCGGCAGCGCGGCCGCAGTCACTGCTATTGCCGCCGTCTCCGGAGCCATCATCACCCTCGGTCAGCGCGGTGCGGACATCAACGACGTGTCCGATACCCTCGAACACTTCGCAGGCTCGGCTGAGGCGGCTGAAGAAGCCATGGCTGGCTTGCGCAAGGGAACGAAGGACACGGTGGGTGACTTCGACCTGATGAAGACCGGTTCCCGGCTTCTCTCCGCCGGAGTGAAGTTGACGGCGGGAGACTTTGAGACGCTGGGCACTGCCGCGTTCGTGATGCAGAATCGCGGGCTGGGTCCGACAAAGGAGATGTTGGACCTCGTATCCGGCGCGATGATCACTGGACGCACTCGGTCGCTTCAGATGAAGCTGGGCATCGTGGATGCGAAAGATGCCACCCAGGAGTTGGCGGACAAGCTGGGTGTCGAGGTCAATGAGCTCTCGAAGGCTCAGAAGGCGGAAGCCACGAGGACCCAGATCCTTGCGATGTTGTCGAAGGCGAACAAGGACGCCGGAACGCAGGTCAGAGACTTCGGTGAACAGTTTGAGTTTGCCCAGACGCAGATTGAAAACTGGTTCGATGAGCTGTCCCAAGGCGTGGCGAAGTCCACCCATGTCATGGGCGCACTCGATGCGATTGGGAAGGCGTTCTCAGACAACTTCGGTGGCGCTGGGAAGACGGCGATGGAGACGATCCAGGGCTGGATCGATAAGTTCGCGGATGCCGTCACCAAGTGGGCGCCCATCATTATTGGGTGGATCAAGAACATCACCGACGCCATTCTGGGATTGTGGAATACAATCAACACGATCTGGAACAGTATCCCAGACTGGTTCAAGAACATCGCCTTCGATGCCGGCATCGCGGCGACAGCCGTATGGGGCCTCAATTCCGCGTTCCTCGCGTTGACAGGCTCCAGCATCGTCAGTGGCCTTGCGTCTGTTGGCGGGGCGTGGGCAGGAATCGCAACAGCCGTTGGAGTGGCGATTGACGCGGTGAAGGGTTTCATCGCCGCGATGGCGTTGACCTACCAGCTGGGCGGAGTAGGGGCCATTCTCTCGGGTATCGGGTCAGGGATTGCAAGTGTCTTTGCGTCACCCGCCCTCGTTGGAGGTGTCCTTGTTCTGGCCCTCGGAGGGCTGACTCAGGCGATTTACAAAGCCTACGAAGCCTGGAAGAGTGGGCGAGATATGTGGGAGTATTTCCTCGGCAAGACGCAGCCAGAGGACATGGACTTCCTGACTCGCCACGTGCGCCAGTTGGGCTATGCGATCACTGGGTGGGAGAAGTTACACGACATCGTCTCCACCACAACACCTGCCCTCGGGTCCGTTGCGAAAGCCGGAGGGCAGGGTGAGTCAATCTTCAGTGCACCCGCCGCTGTCCCACCACCTCCAGACACTGGACTAGAAGGTGCTGCCGCCGCTGCTGCCAAGCGGGTCAAGGCGTTGTACGACTCGTTGTTCGGCTCAGACATCAAGAAGAAGGCCCAGGACCTTGAAGCGGCGGTGACTCAATTCACGGTCAAAGGGCTTGTACCCACGACGCAGCAGTTGGAAGCCCTCGCGAAAGAAGCCGACTCGGTTATGGAGAAGGGTGGCAAGCTGGGCCAGAATACGGCGATGCTTGTCGCGAAGTATGACCTTCTACATACTGGCGTGTTCCAAGTAAGCGATGGTCTGGCGAAACAAAAGTTGACTCTAGGCGGAGTCTCCGGTGAGTGGGTCAATCTGAAGATGTCGGTGGCACCTATTCCCCAAGACATCTTCCCCAAGCTTATCAACACGAACAACGATGTTGTCCTCGGGATCAACAAGCAGGTCAACATCGTTGCGTTGCTGAAGAAGGAGTATGCCGACCTCAAGTTCAACCAGCACATTCAGGAACTGGAAGACTACTCCGCTATCCTCAAGACGATTGGGCAGATCATGCCCGGTATTGCGGGCACAATCGTCAGTGGCCTCGGGAACGTCGCGGCTGCGTGGGCACAAGCCGAGGTGATGTCGAAGAAGTATCTGGAGACGAGCACGCGAGCCACGGGCACTGAGAAGGCCCTCGGCATTGCCCAGGGTATCAGCCAAGTCGCTGGGTCCACGAGTTCTGGTGGGATTGGGTCCAGGACAGCGGGTGGTGCCCTCGCGGGCGCTGGCGCGGGCGCGCTGGTTGGCTCGATGATTCTACCGGGCATTGGAACGGCGATTGGTGCCGCTGTTGGAGCTATCGGCGGAGCGATCACGGGTCTCGTTCGTGGGATTGTCGCGGCGATGAACGATGGACGCAAGGCTGTTACGGCGTTCGCGGATACGTTCACTGATGGGTTCGTCGGACTCCATGAGCAACTCTCGGTTCTCGGTCCCCAGGGCGAGCAACTCTGGAAGAACTTGAGCGGTGTCGGACAAGGCGACAAGGAAGGTGCCGCGAAGGCCATCAAGGCCACCCAGGACGCGCTCCAGGGTCTCACGACTGATGTGCAGAAGTACAACCTCACGTGGGTGAACATGGACCCAGCGATGGCAATGAAGAATGCAAAGATTGCCTCAGACGACCTCCTCACCTCGTTCAACCGGTTGAAGAGTGCGGGCTATAGCACCCAGGGTATCCTCGTGGGGATGAGCGATGACCTGAATAAGTGGATCATCGATGCGATGCGCGCTGGGGTGAAGATTCCCGCTGCGATGGAACCCATCATCAAGAAGATGATTGAAACGAATACCATCACGATGGACGCGGCGAAAGCCATGCTGGGTCTGGAGGATAGTTCGGTTCCCTCCCTCGACCAGATCACCGAGGCGGCTGGCCGCTACGGTCTTGCCCTCGATGACCTCGGTCCGAAGGTCCAACAGATATCGATCACGAACCAGGCCAATCAGATCGTCCAGGATTTCAACACACTGACGGCTGCTGGCGTTCCATTCTCCGCGATGATGCACGATACCGTGACGCAAGTCACGGATGCGGGCGGAGAAGTCCACGATGTGGTCAGTGGGATGCACCACGACATCCAACAGATGGTGGATCAATCGACCGGGCCGTTGGGGATCAAACTCCCGGATTCGATGAAGCCTATCATCCAGCAGTTGATTGACGCGGGTGGCGACAATGGGCTGGTAGATCAGTTCGGGAATGCACTGACTGACTTGAGCCAACTGAACTTCGATGAACCGCTGTCCGCGATGGTTGATAAACTTCTTGACAAGCTCGATCAACTCATTGACAAGATCACGGGTCCTGGTGGAGTGACGGACGCCTTCGCGGGTCTCGCCCAGAATACGAACCCATCGAGTGCGTCCACAACCACGACCGATACGGGAACGCCAGCGTACAACTACCGGACGCCTACGGGCGGGAGTGGGACACCGAGCACCCAGTCTACCGGCACGCCGGTCGTCATCCCCGTAACCGTGACGGCGAATGGCGAAGTGGTTGGCCGGGCGGTCACGCGTCAGCTTGTTCGAGCGGGAGCCTAGAGGATGGCATTGCAGCTACTGGTCGCGGGAACGGATCGCACGAACTTCCTGCTGACTACACCCACACCAAAATTCACCCGCAAACAGAATGAGCGGGCGATGGTCGAGATGTCGTTCAAGCCGGGGTTCCTCCCGGCGCAATACGCGGACTTCACGATCAACGACGGCGCCACCACCATCTTCCGAGGTGTCTTGATTCCCCACCTCGTGGAGTATGACCGTGGTCGGTCGCCCATCGGTGTCGAGTGCACAGGGTATGACTACGCCTTCTTCGAGGATGTGTGCTACTGGACAAAGAAGTACACAGGCCCAAAGACGGCGAAGCAGATTCTGACCGACCTGGTGGCGGAGAAGTTGAGTGTCTATGGCATCACGCTGGACCCAGCCCAAGACAACGGTGACACATTCACGGACTACGCGGTGGACGGCGTGCTCGTGGCGGACGTGTTGCGACAGTTGGGTGATGCCCATCTCACGCCTCGGGTCCATCTCATCTCGCCACTGCGCCAGCTGAAGCTGTATGTCCCAGGGACCGTCAATGCGCCGTTCTCAATCACCGACGCAGCGGCATCGTTCTATACCCTCGGGTGGTCCTATTCGGACGTCACACCAGTCAACGATATCACCATCGCGTTCGGTCCGAGTTCGGTGGGCGATACCGCGATCACTCAGATCTGGATCGGTGACGGGACCACTCGGGTCTTCTCGCTCAAGGGTATCAACATCCACTCATCGAGTGAATGGCCCGGTGTCTGCTTCGTGGGCGGTGTCCAGTTACCGGTCTGGCCACCAGGGCAAGGTCCGACCGATCACATCGAGTGGGACTATGCGACCAATGATGGGCAGCTGACGTTCATTGGGGGTGGGACAGCGAGTGCGCCTGGAGTCGGTGTTCCGATCCAGATCACTTACTTCCCGCAATACCCGTTCGAAGTCAACGCGACGACGGGTGCGACACCGAAGTTTGAAGTGCGCTTGTCCGACGACCAGACACCGACCTACCAAGTGGCGGTGGCCAGCGTCCAGAGTGAACTCCTCAAGCGGAACATGGTTCCTCGGGAGTTGCTAGTTTCAACGTGGCAATACTGCGAGCCAGGCCAGCGGCTCTCGGTCCAGAACGCGGCCAGAGCGTTGCCCACTGCAACGGTGTTCACGGTCGCAGAGATCAATGCGGAGTACACTGAGTTCTTCTCCCTCGGAACGCGGCTGTGGGTGTACACCATCCGCGCAACCGAGACGACCATCTACCAGGGTTCCTATCTCGACCAGATTCGTGAGCTGTTCAGCGGCGGTGGGAGCGGTGGCGGCGGCACCGTTCTGATCCCACCCTCGGGAGGTGGCGGCGGTGCGATGTCGCCTCTCCCTCCTGGCTACATCTACATCGGCGATAGCACGAGCACTGCCGTTGCGAATCCGGTCACTGGTGACATCGTACTATCCACGACAGGTCGTATGGACATCGCGGCGGGTGCGATTGTCAACGCGGATATCAGCGCGACGGCTGGGATCACCGATAACAAACTGGCGACGATTAGCACGTCTGGGAAGGTGGCGAATAGTGCGACAACGGCGACACCGAACAACGTCGCGAACACGATTGTATTGAGGAACTCAAGTGGAGACTTCTCTGCTGGTTCTGGCTTCTTTGCTTCGCAAGTCGCAGGAGCGGAAGTCTATGCGAGCAGCTTCTTCATGGGTCCACTCCTCAAGACGAATGCGAACATAGACATAACGATCTCACCGGGAAATGGTGGTGGTGGGCATCTCCGTCTCACGCCCTCGGTGAACCTCTGGCTGGACCCGTTCAACGTGGTGGTGCTACGAGATACTAAGCCACTCACATCCTCGACGGTGTATGCGAGTGGCTTTGGTGGCACAGGCTTTACGCTCAATCATAGCCAGACGTTCACCAATCAGTCATACCTTGAACTCGACCAGCTACGCGTGCGCGGCGTGATGAATGTGTATGAGTTCGTCGTCAATCAGATCCGTTCAACGAACGGAAATCTGTTCGTCACCAACTGCGCTCGCATTTCGAGTGTCTCTCTAGTCAATACGAATTACTACGACATCTTCACGGAAGCACCACACGGCTTTCAACCGAACGACCTCATTAGAGCGCAGCGCTTCTCTGCCGCTGGTGGGGGCGCTGCAGTCTTCCAGACTGATATCATCGTTAATGCGTTAGGTAGCGATGTCTGGTTTGGTGGAACAGTCCTCTCGGGACCTCCTCCCGCACCTGGGATGGACTTTGTGCGGTTGGGGAATACGACAGACTCCACTCGTCGAGGGTCTATCTATCTGACGGCTGATGACGTGAATGCGCCGTACATCAACGTCTTGAATGGAGTGGACTCCATTGCGGCGTGGGGCGCGCAGTCTACGCTGCGAGTGCGGCTCGGGAACCTCATTGGATCGTATGGATACTCCGGCGCACCGGTCTATGGGCTCGCCGCAGGCAATGCAGCTGGAGCGTGGTTCTCGATAGATGCCACGAACGGTCTGCGGATGAGCTACGGCTCGACCGTCTACATGCAGATTGACACGGTGGGAAACGCGACCTTCTCTGGAACGGTCCGAGTGGGTAACGTCACGATTGACCAGAGTGGTATCCGAGTTGCTCCTTACTCCGGGTCTTTCAGCTACACCGCTGCGTATATGTTCGATATTCCGGGGCCAGCGGCTCCCAGCAATGGTATCGGTTACTGGTCCAGCATTGATGGTAATGACATTCGGACGCTTGAAATCTCTCATGACTGGAATGGGAATGGGAATAAGCCGCATCAACTCTGGCTTCATGCACGCGGTGACGGTATCGGCAGTGCTGGGGCAGGAGCCGTAAGTGCTAACATTTATCTCTATTCAGATGGTGGTGGTTCTACCTACAGTCCACGTATTGATTTTGCCTTAGGTGTCGGTGGTGGACCGGTTGATAGATACCTCCGATTGCAGCCTTCCGGTCTTTCATGGGACACGGTGGTGGCTTACGGTTCCCATGCGGAAGTGATCATCGCGAACTCAGGCCTCATCGCTCGAAGAGATATCGGAAATGTTTTTGCGGGAGGCATGACTATCAACAACACGCTGAATGTCAACGGTATAACGCAGTTCGCGACGGCGTGTTACTTCAATGGCCTCATCCAGTCGCAGAGCGTTAGTCCGAATATCCAGATGTTCAAGACGAATGGCGCGGTCAACGAGAAGTATACGCGCTGGCTCTCAGACGCCTCGGAGTGCGACCTTCAGCTGGTAGACGACGGCTACTCGGTGGCAACGAATACCATTCGCACGACGCGCATTCAGCATGTAATAGCCACTGTAGAACGTGGAGATAACCTCTCGACATTCAACGTCGTATCGGACATGAACGCGAAGACGAACGTGCGCCCAGTAAGCAAGGCGACTCAGCGCGACTTGATGCGGTCGCTGCAGATTTACGAGTTCGACTACACCGGCGACTTTGGCATCAAGGTGGGGCCTGGGATTGGGCCACTAGCGCAAGAGGCGATGGCGGTCTTCCCGAACTCTGTCCAGACGATCATGCGGTCGCGCCATTCTAGCGACCCAGACCCTGTAAACTGGAGTGCGGCAGAAGCCTTACTGGTGTTCAATCCGGATACGCTCTATATGGCACACGTCGCGTATACCCAAGCTCTTGACGATGAAGTTGAGCTATTGAAAGCACGAGTGACTGCGCTAGAAGGGCTGTAGTGAAACATCGCCATCCAATCGCGTGGACGGTCTGGGTTGGTCTCGCAGTGATGGCTATTGGAGTGATATTGATTCTCGTCTACTTGGAAATGCGCGCAGTGCACACAGCATGGGGCTTTGGACATTTGCAGAAGGGTCGAGGTTACTAGGATGCCGTTATTGAGTCCAGACAGTGGTTTCGTTCTTGCGGGTGTTGGCGGAGGTCGAATCTACCTCGGGAGTATGCCTGAGCCATGGTTGCTCGCGATTCCACCCGGTCTGGAAGACATGATCGGCGGTGGTTGGGCATTTATCGACAACGACACCATCGGCGGGAACGGGTCCATCGACAACATCCACTGGAAGTTGTGGGCCTACTCCATTTCGACGCGCCAGCGGTGGGTGCTGGACGAACGTGGTGCATCGAACTTCTATGGTGGGGGAGGCAAGTGGTGCGCGTATCTCGCGGACCCGAGTGGTCTCATCAGTTTCGACAGCGATGGGATGGAGCGCACCGACCTCGTGGCCCGTGGAATGTCACCCAACGGGGAAGCCCTCTACAGCACGCACGAGAACAATGAGCTGTTCGTTGGGAGCATGAAGAACGGACTCTCACCGATTGCGTCGGGCACCGTCCTGTCCACGATGATTGGCGTCGATGACGTCGTGCTCTGGGCCAACTCCGCTGGCGTGCTCGGCTCAGATCCTGAGGCTCCGCCCGTCTGCCCCTATTCCGGTGGTGAGGGCGCACGATTCACCTCGGGTTCGGTTGCCGGCAATCGCGCACTGTGCCAGTGGGACCGAGGAACGAACGCGCTGGTGGTCTATCCCTGGCAGGCGACTCCGCCAGAACTGACCGGCTACAAGCTGAGCGTCGGCGTCGATGAGCATCGTCACGACATCGGCTACCATCACAGCGGAAACTATCTCATCGCCACCGGCGTCAACCTCGGGGAGACCCAGATCCGCATCTATGAACTCAACCTCGTCAATCAGGAGTTCCGGCTCAACGGCGGAGGGTGGCAAGACCTCGTTCCCACTCGGCTCGATACGGCCCAGATCACCATCCCCACGTTCATCTTCAATCACGATGTCACCCTCGCGGTGTTCAAGGACCTGGACGGCGACTCCGGCTCACCGGCGGAGATTCTGGTCAACCAACAGGACCAGATGGTCGCTCGGCCATACTTCATGGCGGAAGACACGATGGATGGAGAGACGCAAGGTGAGTTGCTTGGCATCTACTCGGAAGCCGTCGATCCAAGCTACGTCGTGGACCTGGCGAATCAGTTTGAGACACGGGTCCTCCTCGGGCACGACAGCGTCTCTGACTGGGATCTTCCTCAGCTACCGCCGTGGTCCATCCCTGCGATTGAACTCTACCCTTCGGAACAAGAGACAGCGGCCCAGAGTGCTGAACGTTGGCACCGGCAGATCCAGTCACTCCTCAACCAGTGGCCCGGCGACGTGGGCGTCATCCCCGCGTTCTACTGCATGGGCGGAGCACCTCCGGATGAGCTGTTTCCGGTCTCCCATATCATCGAGGGGCTGCACCATCTCCAGGACATTGTCAACACGAGCCATCGTATCAAGGTCATCGCGCCGTTTGCCTTCGACCGCGCGAATGGGATCGTGGCGCACGATGAGTTGATGGATGCCTGGAAGAACCTCGTGAGCGCGTGCCCACGGCTCGCGATGTTGACGCCTGTCGGTGAACCTGTTCCACCGGAGCCAGGACCTGGACCGGGGCCAGGACCTGGACCCGAGCCTATTCCACCCAACCCCGAACCTGGACCGGAGCCTGAACCCATGCCCACGTTACCCTTCAAGTGTTTTCTGATCGCTGGCCACAACAGCAAGATCCCGGCGGTGGAGCCTGGGTCGCATCATCTTGACCTGGACTACTCTGTCCAGGAGACCGGCCCATACCAGCAGGTCGAAGTCAAAGCCTCGGAAGAAGCCGGGCATGTCCTCGCACGCTACGTCGAAGACGGCTGGTACCTCCGGCTGGACACGGTGCTCCTGATGGAGCGTAAGTATGACGCAGCACTCCAGCTGTACGATCCCAACAAGCCTGACCTCGACTCCGGCTGGCAGCGATTCAAGATTTACGGCTCGCTGCTGATTGGTGAAGGCCCGGATGTCAACGGCATCCGTGGTGCGGCGTACACCTTCACGATGGTGGACTCGGACAAAAAACCGCTTTTCAACTAGGCCCAGCGACTGAGCCGGTCACTGGGCCTATTCACGTTGACGGCGTTGCGTTCAAGACGGAGACTGGCGAGGGCTGGCAGTGGCGCGGGTCCACTGATTTCCTCCTCTACTGGCGCTGGCTGACTGGTCAAGACATCGAGCCGGTCTTGCAAGACCGGATCAGCGCTGGTGTCAACCTCGTGCGTGTCCTGGGCATGGTGGATAGCTTCGAGCACTTCTATCCACAGGAGCATCCCGAGTATTACACTCGGCTCCGCCCCTTCGCAGACATGCTCGCATCCCGAGGGTTGCGCATGGAGTTCGTCCCATTTGCGGATGCACTCATCATCATGCCCTCGGAGTCGCAGCGTGAGGAGCACGCGAACCGAGTCATCGAGGCGTTGGCCCACCATCCCGCCGTCTTCATCGAACCGGCCAACGAACCGGGTCATGGCGACCAGATCAGCGAGGAAGAAGCCCATACCCTCGGACTGCGGATGCAAGGGCAAGGCATTCCCATTGCCACGAGCATCTGGGCAGAGTCTATTCCCGAGGGGACAACAGCCGTTCCAACACTGGACTTTGGCACGCACCATCCGGACCGAGGTGATGAGTGGCCTCGGTTCTGCCGCGCACTCGATGAGGTGTGCAAGGGCTGGGGTTGGCCGGATGGAACCTCGTTTGCCGGTTTGCACGTGCCGATGGTGGGCGACGAACCGATGGGTGCGGCGGAGACGGATCAACCTGGTCGGCGTTCGAATGTACCCAGTGACTTCCGGGAGTATGCGAACGGGTGCGCACTGATGGGTGCCGGCGCGACGTTCCATTCAGACGACGGCATTGACTCCGTGGTCTGGGGTCCGAAGCAGCGGGAGTGCGCACTGGCCTTCTTCGCGGGGCTCAGCTACGTTCCCGTCGAATGCCAGTTGGCTCCGTATCAGCGTGGCGGAGCGGGTGGCGGGTCAGGCGTGGGCAACATGCCCATCGTCCACTACGATCTGAACGAGAACACCGACCCAGGCGCGTTGCGCAGCTACGCGAAATTGGACAAGGACGGGAACGAATACGCACTGGCCATCCGCGCCACGGTTCCCGATCTGGTGCCACGCGACGGCTGGCGGTTGGTTGAGCAGCCGTTCCGAGGGATTGGCAAACTGACGCGGTAGGACGTGGACGAACCTGATCCGTATCTGTGGGTTCTGAAGCTCTTGCCCGCGTTCCTTGTCGTTGTAGGAGTCTTGGTATTCCTGCTGACTAGTAGACGAAGGAAGTAGAGGTCATATGAGATTGGTCTTGCTTGTGTTCGCGTTGGTGTGTTTTGTCCTCGCCACGTTGACGATGACGCAGCCCTACCATCCCCGTCTACTTGCGGCTGGGCTGGCATTCCTCACCGCGTCGATGATTCCCTGGCCGGTGCTCTGACGTGGCTGGAAGAAGGGCACGAAGTTCTCCGCCGACTCGGGGCGGAGTCGGGTAAACTCGGGAGGACCTCCGAGGGCTGGTCTTCGGGAGGAACCACTGGGCGTAGCTATCCTAGTGGAGTTGGTTGAATGCGCGTTCAAGAGAGTAGGTCCGAATGAAGAAGACGTTGATGTTCCTCGCGTGTCTCGCTGTCGCTGGTGTGGCGTCAGCAAGCACCATCTTGCAATTCACCCAGGTCGGATTCAACACACCGTTCGTGTTCTCCGGCAATGGGACGACGACCACGTTGGCGGCGACGAATGTGCCTATCGTGGTGGTGTTCGATCCGAACTTCTGCCTGGTGGTCGGCTGCGGCGGAGTGACGCCGGGGTTGTTCTCGTTGAACGTGTCCGCGACCAGTACGGGTCCGGACACGGTCGTGGGCACGGCGTTGACGCAGCAGTTCAGCGGGAGTCTGTCGATCACGCAGGGCGCGACGAACTTGCTGAGCGTGCTGTTCTCGGATCTGACGAGTGGGAGCGTTGGTGGGTCGAATCCAACGATGCAGGCGAGTCAGCCGCCCAATACGTTCACGGGGTCGAGCAACGTGCTGGACCCGGCCAAACTCGGGTTGCCCAGGGGCTTCGCGTTCAGCTTCAGCAATATGAGTCCTGGCTTAGCCTCGTTCGGCACGTCCATTCGTAGCGGACGGGCGGATGCGACGGGCACGTTCAACGCCACACCGGTTCCTCCGGTGCCGGAGCCGGCAACGATTGCGTTGTTCGGCACTGGGTTGATCGGGATGGCGGCACTGGTGCGACGGAAGCGCCAGCAGCCGAGAGTGTAAGCCCTCGGGATTGGGCCCCGTGGGCTTTCACATGAACGCCGATGGACATGAACGCCGATGTCAACAAGGCGTGACTTCGCTGGGTGGAGAGAACCCAGCACTTTGAAGTCGCTGCTCAACACCACCACTGCTTGAACTCCAGTGGCCTCAATCCGTAGTGATGTCTCTCCCTTATGGATTTGGTTTGAGCAGCGACTTGAAGGTGGTTGATGACGGCGGGAGGGCGGGAACGGTCCGAGGGCGGGAGGGCGGGAAGGATTGAGGACGGCTCCGGGCCACCGTAGGGCTGGCGCGGACGGAACGCCTGGAGGGTACCCCAGCCCTCCAGGCGTTCGTCGTTTCTACGTGGCCCCGAGCCGAAATCCGGACGGCTCCGGGGCGGGTCCGAGGGTCACGCGTCCTCCTTCTTCGGCTCCGGGGTGATATCGGCCTTGTACTTGGCGTGGCGGAGTGCCTGCTGGATGACTCCTGCCACATTCTCCCTCGGGAGTCCAGCCGCCCGAGCCGCATGGACGGCTCTGGTGATGGCCCCACTGAGTTCGATCATGGCGGAGGTTTCAGCGGTCTTGCCTGAATGGACGGGTTTCATCGCTCTGATCTCCTGGTAGCAGTTGTCACAGACGATCTCCATTGGACCGCTGTCGTAGTCCACGCCGAAGTTCCGCTTGAGTTCCTCGGCAGCATCCGCGTGCGAGGTGACCGTTTCAAACGACCGGCCACATGCCGCGCAGGTGAACATGACCGTCATTGTTGGTTCTTCTTTTGTCCAAGGTTGTACCCGAGGATGAAGATGCCGACGAAGATGATGAGTTGGACCAAGTCATGCATCATTCACCCAATGCCTTTCTGAGCGCCTCAAGCTTGGCTCTCAATTCCGCGTTCTCATTCGTGGTTGCGATGAGATACTCGCGCATGTCCTGGAGACTCTTGATCATCGTGTCGAGAATCTCCACCGACACGTCCACCATCTGCGCCGATGACCGGAGGATGGACTTTGGGACGCCGGTGCGGTGTTGCTTCTTGCGAAGGTTGCTCACCATCTGAGCGAGGGACATCTCAGTGGTGACAATCTCCATCTCCTGCGCCTTGATGAGAAGGGCACGGGCATTCTCGATGTTCGTCTTGCTGAAGTCAACGAACGGATGGAGGGCTTTCAATCGGCCTTGCTTCGGTTCGGTCTCGTCACGGGTTTTCTTCTTCACGTCGTCCTCGCTGGTCTGGGTGGGTCGATGAAGGGCCAGGAGTTCTCGCACCTGGCGTGCGATGACTCCGGTTCCCTCGGGGTTGAAGATGGTGATCTGTTTCTTCCGGGCTTCAGCGACGATCTTGCCGAAGGCGGCATGGCTGATGAATCGCGTCATGAAGATGGCGCGTGTGTTCGAGGGAAGGTCCTTGTCGGTCCAGTGCTGATTCTGGCTTTCCCACATGACCACCCTCGGGTTCTCCTTGATGTCATCATCAAAGTTGCTCGCCTTCGTGCCCACGAGCAAGACGACTCCGCTGTCTAGTGGCTGGAGGGGTTTGTCGGTGTTCATGGTTCAATTCTCCCATCTGGGTGGATCACGTAGATGGTCCTCGATTGTTTCCGGGCGTAGCGCACCGTGGACCACGTGCCCGAGCGGAGGGTCTCCGAGGTTCGAGGCGCAGCGATGAGCACGTGTGACGCGTCAACGATGTGCTTGTTCCTCTGGAGATACTTGAAACGCTCCGCCACGTGACCGCCTTGACAGAAGGCACGCTTGATGGACTCTATCGGCGGATGGACCACGATCCGGATCTTGAGACTCCTCGCGAGATTGTGCGCCTGTGCGTCTGCGCCGATACAATCGCCATGATGGAGTTCGGTGGCTCCGAGTTGACCGAGGAGGTCCACCACGGTGGTGGATTGCTCCTCGGTCATCCCGTGTGAGGTGCCGGTGAAGCCGATAATCATTCGCCCTCCTCCGCCCAGCGGTCCCACCGAGGGTGCCGATAGTTCGCGCCGATTTTCTCCTGGTATTCAATACGCAGGCGACGACCAATCGCGGGATGTCCATCCATCCAATCCACCGGGGCTTCTGCCTCGAACGCACGGCACTGCGCATCGTCGATGGTCTTGACTTGCGTCTCCACGCCGTCGTCATCCCTCAGCACCGTCACCGCGTAAGGTCCACGATTCATGATGGTGCCTTTGGACGCCTGGAAGCCGATGACCGTGAGCACCGCCGTCTTCAGCCCCTTGAGCTTGATCCAGTCCTCCTTCGGACGTTTCCCTGGGCTGTAGCGAGCCGCAATGCGCTTGACGATGAGCCCTTCCTTGCCCATCGCGAACATGTCGGCCAGGAGTTGGTTCACATCCGGGAAGGAGTTCACCTTGACCACCAGCGAGAGGCGGAGGTGGCGCGACTGGATGTGTGGTCGTTTGAATATCTCCTCCAGATACGCACGCCGTTCGGTCCACGGCTGCATGATGGTATTGGTTCGGAGGAGTTCTAGCACGTCGAAGATGACGTACACCAGGCTGGACGCCTGGGTGAGTTCCGTCACATTGTGAGACTTACCCTCGGGTGCGATGAGTTCGCCATCGTAGATGCCGTTGGGTAGCTTGACGAGGGCGGTGACGAGGTGGAAGGGCAACAACCGGACCTTCCCGTCACGACTCCACGCGGTGATGACCGCCGTTCCGTTGAGCGGCACTTCGCTCCGTTCCACGATGAGCCGGTGCCCATCATATTTTTGTTCCGCTACGTATTTGCCTGGAGTAATCACCAGTGGCGTCTTGGGCATCGCTGCTGCTAGCATGGGTTCTATGAAGCTCATTTGAAACGTCCTTTGGTATCACGTGATTGGTTACTATGAGAACCTTCGAACACTCCAGTCATCGCTCCTTCTCTGGCGTGGTCGGCTTGGTGTTGCTTCGCGTTGATAGCTTCTAGGTTGTCTGGGCTATCATCTGAGCGGTCGCCGTTGATGTGGTGAGCTACTTCCTCCTGGACCAAGAGTCTGCCTAGCTTCTCCTCCAACACAAGGTCCGCACGCTTGGCGTAGTTCCTAGATGCCCGGTGGTATCCTGGTTTCCAGATGTAACAGTAGTCCTCCGTCCATTTGACTCCGCCCTTCCAATTCCAGTGGAGTGGGCCAGACTGGTCTTTCAAGCTCATTGTTTGTCTCCTGTCTCCAGAACCACGACGTTGCCGACGAGTGCCATGCCGAAGAGGTGCGAGGCTATCGCGTTGAAGGGCAGGCCGGTGAGCATTCCCTCCTCATTGCAGTAGGCACGGGCGTTGGTTCCCGGCACCGCCTCGATGTAGCCACCCACCGCCTGCTGGAGTTGCTCCAGAGTCACCTTGCGACCCTGGAGATCCACCTGTTCCATCGTCCCATCCGCCTTGTAGATTTTCATGAGTTCACCTCGTGTTCGAGGTCGTTGAGCGCCTCTGCGGTGCCCGGGTCCTCGATGGTGAGGTCATCGTGGTCCTGGACGAACGACTCGAACGTCGTGATGAACTCATCCACGGCTTCGCCGCGTTCACCCTCTTGCCACGCCTCTGACTTGTCGTCGAAGTCTCCACGCATTGACGAGGCCAGGTCTTCCACGAACCCTTTGGCGAGGTTCAACTGGACGTTGTACGCGGTGACCGCTGCCTCCACCTCCGCGAACGCGGTGTTGAGGTTGTCGCGGTGCTTCATGAGTCGTTCGGTGTCGGTCTTCTTGAGTTTGAATGACATGGTTCTCTCCTTGTTGGTTGACGTGAACTCGGGATCTAGTAGCCTTCTCCGCTGCCGGAGGTTCCGCTGTGCCGCCCCCGGCCACCGGAGGGCTTCCCCGGCTGGCCGGACAACGCGGCGGTCAGGTAGTGCGTCGCGCCTCTGAGAAGGACCTCAGCCAGCGCCTCGATGTGCTGGTCTGCGGTCTTCGCATCGGTGTTTAGGTCGCTGTCCTCGATGACTACGGTGGCGAATCGTCTGGCCATACGAGCAATGAATGCCGGGTCGCTCATCGGGTCTCCTTCCGGTCGTCAACGACGTAGACCAACTCATGCTTGGCCCGAGTGATGGCGACGTATTGAATGTTGAGTTCCTCCTGGTTGTGGTGTTTCATCGTGTCCTGGAGCACGAACACGCGGTCTGCTTCCAGCCCCTTCGCCTTGTGGACCGAGGAGCACGTCACCATGCCCGCGATGCCCATCCCATCGTCCTTGAAGAGTGCATCAATGCGATCCTCAACGTGGTTGACGGAGTCTGCCCCGTCTGCGAGGCTGATGAGCATCGAGGCTTGGTCACGAATCGCCTCAATCTTGCTCTCCACGGTCCGCTGGCGCTGGTCTGTCGAGCCGACCAACAGCATCTCCAGCCGGGCCACCTCGCGGGCTTCCCACAGGCCGATCTTGTTGAGTAGGTCCTCGACCGAGGCACCCTTCATCCGTCGCACGAGGCTGGTGAGCCCCATGCCGATGTCCCGTCCTGCAACGCGGGCACGCTTCCCCGCGCGGAGGAGCCGCATGGCGATGGAGACCAGCGGAGCGTTGACCCGGCTGAGTACGAAGTCACCTGGACCGGCTGCGCCCGGTAGTGCGGTCAACCCGAGGTGGCTCACAAGACCCTCGGGATTGTTGGGCCCAGCCTCAAAGTCTGGCACGAACATCCGTGCCTCCTCGACAATCGCGCGGCCGCAGCGGTAGGTGGTCTTGAGGCCCAGTTCGTCCGCGCTCAGTTCCTCCTTCAGCCGGTCCAGCGACTCGCTGTCGGCTCCTCGGAAAGCGTACACCGCCTGGCAGTCATCGCCCACAATGCACATCTTCCCACCGTCTCGGAGGATGCCGAGGGTGATCTCCAGCTGGGTGGTCGTCAGGTCCTGCGCTTCATCGACGATGACGCGGTCATATTGCTTGACCAACCACCCATTCCGGACGGGCAGAAAGATCATGTCGCTGAAATCGATCAGTTCACCCGACTTGACCTGGGACGCCAGTTCCATCGCGTCCAGTGCCTTCTGCTCGACATATGCGGCCCCAAAGCCCATCCGTGTCCAACGCTCCTCGGGTTCGCATTCGAACTGGATCTGGAGGCTGGTGAGATCACCGAGGGTGGTGGCATGGGGCGCCATCTCCCGCCCCTTGGTCATGAGCTTGGAGACCAGCCGCTTGATGGTGTCTGGAACCTCCTTGCCGCAGACACCGTTCACGAGTCTATCAGCGCGCAGGCCGCGTTCCTCTTTGCTCTCTGGATGGAGTCGTTCCCGGAACATCAGCGAGCACGCGAAGCTGATGGAGTGGATCGTCTTGGAGATGGCCCTGGTGCCCTTCAATCGAGCGTTCAGAACTATCTCGATGGGCTTGTTGAACGCGCACACCATCACATCCTCGTGACTCGGGATGCGCCGCACGCCTTCGACGATGGTCGTGGTTTTGCCCGTGCCGGCACGAGCACGAACGACGAGGTGGTGGATGATCTCTTGTGGACTTGCGAACCAGTTGAAGATTGCCGTCTGCTGGCTTGACCAGACCACGGCGGTTGTCGTGCTACTCATTGCGTTCTGCCCTTCTTTGAATGCTGCCCAGCAAATGCCGAAGCAACCGGTTGCTCTACTTCCCCGACTGAAACTGACCCTCGATTCTACGTCCGGACGCCACCCGAGCGGGAGAACTAAATTGCGCCCGTTCCCGGAGCCGTCCGGAGCCGTCCGGGAGGACCAGCCGCCTGCCGCCCTCCCGCCCTCGGAGCCGTCCGGGAGACCCGCCCTGGAGGGTTCCCCAGCCCTCCGCCCTCCCGCCCTCCCGGAGCCGTCCGAGGGCCCAGGAACGGCCCAGAAAACGGCTCCGGGCCACGTAGGACTGACGCAGATTTGGGGCCATCCTACCCTACAGGCCCCCTCCCCGATCGTCAGTCCTACGTGGCGGTAGCGGGTCGGAAATTGGCCGCGCAGGGACCCGGACATGCGAAATGCCGCCCGGAAGGGTTTTCACCCTCCCGGACGGCATTTTGCGTCCTGCACCGGTGACGTCCGTCACCGTTCCGTTCCTCCCTACAACGTCGCCAGCACGCAGAGCATCGCGAGGATGCCGGCGATGACGAAGCCGATGATGAGGTCCTTCGTCCAGTTCTTCACTTGCCCTCCTCGGTGGCCTCGCGCACGTCGATGACCTTCACCATCGAGTCGTTCTGCGGGTGATTCATCGCCATCTGCACGCGGCGCTCAACTTGCTTCGGCGTTTCGGAGCCGTCCGACTCGATCACGAGGACCCGAGCCTTGCCTGACCGTCTTCGTGACGTGGTCGTCATCGGAACAACGGTCACCAGATACTTCTTCATCACATCCTCCAGTCACATGCCGTAAGTTCGATACGGGAACGCGGGCTTCACGAAGGAGATGCGCTGCGTGTAGTCCAACGCTTCCCACCGTGCGAAGAGATTGGCGCGGTCTTCCGTCGTCCAGCTGCGCGTGCGCTCCTTGAAAATCTCCTCTGGTCTCCCGGCGTCCAAGCAGATCTCAATCACCAGCGAGCGGGAGACCGTGACGCTGTTTACGCTCTTGCCCTTCTCCTCTGCGATGCTCGTCAGAAGGTCATAGGCAACCTCATTCCAGACGTCAGCGACGCAGCCCTGGATGAGCTTGAGTTCCGCCTCGTTGAACTCGATCCACGTGCCGTCCTTCTTGTTCTTGAACCCTCGCGTTGTCGTTGTCTTCATAAGGCACCTCATCAGGCCGGATGATTCCGGCGACGGACCGCGCGGTGGCGATCCGTTTCGTATGCCCTACTTCCAGAAGTTCCGGAGGATGTAGCCCCACGTGAACCCTTGCTGCTGGAGCAACCAGAATCGGCGGACTGCGAGTCGCAGGTTGATCCGTCTCATTTGGTCTCCTTCTTCGGTCCGATCCACGTCAACAGGAAAGAGCCGTCTTGCTTGACCAGCCCTGCGTTGATGAGCGAGCCGATGAGCGCCTCGTAGGTCCGAAGGCTCATATGTCCCTGCATCCGAACGTACAGGTGGCCGGAGGGGATGGAGCCGACCTCCTGGATGATGTCCGCAACGGCTTTCACCACCTCTAGCATCGCCGTGACTTGCTTCGAGGTGATGCTAGAGTTCACTGGACACCTCCGCCCGAATGTCGCGGTGGCGAGCCGGTCTGCGCTGGCCGAGGAACTTCATCATCGCGTCCACGTGCTTGTACGGCGACAGGTCCACCGTGCGCGTTGTCTTCTTCGTTGTCTTGGTCGTCTTCTTCGTTTTCATCGAGGCACCTCATCAGGCCGGTCCATTCCGGCGACGGATCACCCGGTGGCGGTCCGTTTCGTGTGCCTACCAACGAGCCCACGTGGGCAGGCGCTGGTAGATGCGTTCGGCAATCTTCTCGTACACGGTGGCGGTCGTGATCTCACCCTTGAGCCGGAGCCGTTTGGCGGTGGCGATGTTGGCGGCATAGTTCGCCAACTGACCCATGGCCAGCCGCGTTCCACGTCCACCGTTCGGGAACACGCCACGGACGTTCCGCCCATTCTGGTGGTCCGACCAGAAATCCATGAGCGTGGAGGCGTCCATCGTGTCGAGGTTCGGCACGTTGGCCTCTGGAACGAAGGCTGGCGTACACTTGTGCTGGTGCATCCGACCAACCGGAAGATGCCGCCCGCAATCGCAGATGGCCATGACCCGGAGACCGGCCCAGTTGCGCCGCATGCCCGTCTTCGGCGGCAGCGGACGAACGTACACGCGCACGCCGTCGATCACCCTCTCGGGCATCCCTTCGGCGGGCAGCGAGCCTTGCGTCACTCCGAGGTAGGTGTACATGTCGGTGGCGTTCGCATAGCGATACCGCCCAGTGATCAATTTCATAAGGCACCTCATCAGGCTGGTCCATTCCAGCGACGGGCTTGCGCCCGTTTCGTTATGCCTCGTCATCGCCTGTATGGAAACGAACGACTGCGTTGTCGAATGGCGTTGGAACAACCGTCACGTTCACGACCACAGGCCGTTTGCCGAAGGAGAAGGATGGATCGTCCTTGCTCCGTTCGAACGTGGCCGTGATCGTCACCGTGTCGGTCCGGTTGATCTCCGCCTTGGCCGGGCACGTGAGCCAGACCTTGGCGTTGTTCTCCAGCTTCATGAGCATCTTCGTGACCACGCCAAAGTCAGTGGCCTGTTCCTTCATGCTCAACACGACGCCCGTGACGGTCACCCGTCCTTCCGGAGCCTCACCTTTGACCTCGGTGGCCTCTACCGCACGCCGTGCAGCGTTCTGGATATCGCGGGCCAGGGACGAAAGCACGGCAGCAATCTGGCGCTCGCTGAGCGAGCCGTACAGGTTGAGCTTCGCGAGCACGTCCTGCGCAAAGAGGTTCTTGGCGTGGACGGGGTTCTTGAGTTGTTCGACCGCGTCAGCGACCTCCGGATGTGTCGCGAGGAACGCGGTGCGCAGGTTCCAGATCTTCATCCTCGCGTGCCCGGCTTCCGCCTTGCTCTTCAGCTGGGCCAGCTTGAACGCCATCTGGTTCGCGAAGCCGAGCCGTTCAGTGCAATCGGCTCCGAAGACGACCACCTCACCGGTGGGCTGGTGACGGACGGCGGTGATCCACCGGACGTTCCCGTTGCCGCAGTGGACGCAGTGGTGAATCTTTGCGCGCCAGTTCGCGCCGAAGGTTCGCAGCATGTTTTCCTGGAACCACTTGACCTCCAGCGCATACTCCTCGCTGGTCTGGCCATAGAACGGCGGACGTTTGTTGTCGAGGTAGTCCACGACTTCGTAGTGCGAGGGTTCGAAGTTCGTGGGGTTGTGGACGGTAGGCTTCTTGGCCATGGGGCACCTCATCAGGCCGGTTGATTCCGGCGACGAGGGTGGTTGGCCCTCGTTTCGTATGCCTAGCGTGTCTTGTTCCGTTCCTCGCAGTAGCCTGCTGCCGCCTCCAGCGAGACGAACGGCTCAGTGTTCACCGCGTCATCGCCGTAGTAGATGTGGTACAGCTTGCCGAGGAGCCGCACGTGGTAGTGCTTCACCCCTGGCTGGTAGACGCGTGCGGCATCCTCCGCCTCGCCACGGCTGGCGAAGCCTCCAGCGAGGAGACCGTTGTCATTGTAGATGGCCCAGTGGCGGTCGAGGGTGCGCTGTCGCTGGACGACGATCATCACAGCACCTCCTTCTCGATGACCGGTTGCTGAGCGAGCCGATGCCCGTTCATCCGCGCCAGCGCGGCGTTGACGTTGGAGTAGGCTTCGCTGAGCGTGGCCGTGTCCCAGACGGAGGGAACGGTGACGGCTGCGAGTTTGTCGAGCCGTCGTGCAGCTGTTCGGAGCATCCGAGCCGCATCGTTGAGCGGGTGGGTCTTGTTCGATTGCATAAGGCACCTCATCAGGCCGGTCAATTCCGGCGACGAGGGCTTGCCGCCCTCGTTTCGTTATGCCTGATCGGAGAACTGCGTCACGAACGTTGCCCAGGCAATCGTGCGCGCCTGGTCGGCAAGATTCGAGGTGTGGGAGGTAGACGACTCGGGAGACCGGGCACCGCGCAGCGCCTCGCGCATCGCGTAGGACAGGCAATACGCGGGTCCAGCCTTCGGGTTGTCGTTCATGCAGCGGAGTTGGTCGGTCACGTTCAGCATGGCTGAGGCTTTGATCGCCTCGTCACCCCAGCTGAACGCATAGAACGGGTCCTTGCCGAATCGTTCGGAGAACTTCGCCAATTCACGCTTGGCCATCTCCTCCATCGAGTCGATCCACTTGGTGATTCGTTCGTTGGTCATGATAGGTTCCTCGTCAGGCCGGTCCATTCCGGCGACGGACCACGTGGTCCGTTTCGTGAACCCGAACCGGTGGCGAGCCGATGCCCGCCACCGGGCGTGTCGTCCTACTTCTTGCCCTTGCCCTTGCCCGCGACGGGCTTGGCCGGAGCGTCAGCCGCCGGAGCGTCAGCCGCCGGAGCCGCAGCCGCCGGAGCCGCAGCCGCCGGAGCCACCTTGGGCGTGCCCACCGGCAACGAGGTGGGCGAGGGAACCTCGGTGAACCGGGAGGTCACCGCGCCAACGCTGGCCGACTTGCGCACCCAGCCCTTGGCGATCGCATCGGTCACCAGGGCATCGAACTTCGCCTTGGCCTTGGTCTGGGCATCCTTCTCGGTGAGGCTGATGGTCGTGCGCGCACCGCTCATCGCCCGCTCACCGGGGCGGATGGCGCTGATGAAGACGTGGATGCCGGTCTTGCCGGTGCGAGCGCGCACGGACATCTTGACGCCGGTGCTGTGGCTGAAGTTGACGGTCTGCTTGAAGTTGTTGGTAGCCATGGTCGTGTCTCTCCTGAGAACTGAATGAGGACATCTCATCAGGCCGGTTGATTCCGGCGACGGGCTTCGCAGCCCGTTTCGATTGTCCTACCGCTGTCGGTGGACCACCTCGACCTCGTGGTCCATGAGTTCCAACGTCCGTCCGTCCGTCGTGAGCACCGTCCAGCAATACTCCACGTTGTCCTCGGTCACCGTCGTGTCGGTGGCGACTCCGGATGCCGTCAGGCTTGGTCCTGCGTAGTCACCATCAATCGTATAGATGGCGGTGTTCAACCCGAGCACGAGCACGACCTGGCCGATGTCCGCGCTGGAGGGCGGAAGTTCACGTCCATTGTAGCCGTCTCTGTCGTGGGCGACGATCTTGAGTTTCATAAGGCACCTCATCAGGCCGGTCCATTCCGGCGACGAGGGCGGCAAGCCCTCGTTTCGTATGCCTACTTCTCTGGAGCGTGGAACCAGCATCCATCCATATCCTTCTCCGGCTCCGTTGGACCGAGGTAGTCCAACAGATCGTACAGCGCATCCTTCTTCGTTCTGCGCCATCCACCACCAACGCTCGCATCGGTCTCCAGATACCACCGCCACCCGTCTGGGGTCTTGGCGATGATGTACGCACCGAGCCGGTAGAATCCAGCGCCGATCTTCTTGGTCCTCATTTGGCACCTCTTCAGGCCGGTCCATTCCGGCGACGAGGGCTTGCCACCCTCGTTTCGTATGCCTACAGGTTGTCGAGCGTCACGCCGATGCGCGTCATCAGGTCCGTCCAGGTGCTCATGTCCGCACCCTTCTTCGTCTTGAGCACCTTCAGGTGATCGATGATTTCGTTCTTGTAGTCCGTCACGGCTTCGTCACCGTAGTCTGAAATTGCGTTCTCCATCCCAGCGAGTTCGAAGCACTCGTGGCAGATGTCGCCGCAACCGGATTGGTCGGCTTCGACGTGTCGCGTCAATCGCGTGCATACGCGGCAGTTGAAGGTTGACGACCCACGGCGGAAGGTCTTGATCGTTCTCATTTGGCACCTCGTCAGGCCGGTCCATTCCGGCGACGGACCGCAGCGGTCCGTTTCGTATGCCTTACGCTCGTGAGTGTCCGTTCCACGTGTCGCCGTCGCAATCTGGGCCCCATACCTGGTGCCACTGGATGCCTTCATCTTCCAGCCAGCTCACGAAACGGAATGCTTCATCCTTCGTGCGGAACTTGCGTGACTGGATACGGCCAAAGGGCTTCTTGCTGAACTCAACTCTGTAGGGGAAGGGCTTGCTCATCTCGGGCACCTCGTCAGGCCGGTCCATTCCGGCGAACCGGGCCCAAGTGGGCTCGGTTTTCTAATGCCTACTTCTTGTTGAGCGTGTAACGCGCATAGACCGATGAATTTACTGGCACATCGATCAGGCCATCTTTGCGCATCCGCCATCCAGTTGGCCCTGATGTCCTGCGCCCGTCGTCAAAAAACAGCGCCGATGAATAACCACCGCCACATGTCGGCAAGTCACCAGCGCGCATCCTCCGCAACGCTTCTGCTCGTGAGAGGAATCGAGTCTTCATTTGGCACCTCGTCAGGCCGGTCAATTCCGGCGACGAACCGCAGCGCGGTCCGTTTCGTATGCCTAGCGGTGAACCTCGGAGAGCGCCAGCGCGGCGCCCATCACGAGGGTGGTTGCGAGATCGTAACAGAGAAGGAAGAGAGCGACAATCGGAGAATTCATCGTGACCTCCGGGCCACCACGCGGTGGGCGTGGACGTTCATGTCGAACGATTCGACTTCTTCACCCTGCAGAACGCACACGGAGACGAGGAGGAGAGCGAACAAATGCTTCATTGGATGGAACCATCATCAGGCCAGTTAATTCTGGCGACGGGCTTGTGGCCCGTTTCGTATGCCATGTCGTTGCTGGAATCCAACCAGCGGCCCAGCGGGCTGCAAGAGCACGACGTTGCGAGAGCACGCCACCACCCGGTCGATTGGGCGGTGGCGGCGGGTCGGTTTTGGTCTTCGGGGTTTGTCTTCGGGGTTCCTCGGAGAGAGTCGCCTGGGCCTGGGCTGAACGTGCTCCCTAGACTCTCTCCGTCTTACTTCGTGACCGCGTCCATCTCGACGTTCGGGGGTGCTGACCTCGTCTCTCGACGATTCATCCCGGCGCATCGCGCTGGTCGTTTCCGTTCTGGCGCCTTTGGCTCCGGTCTTCTGGACAGTAAGGGCAACCCGTTCCCGGTCACGGTCCGCTTAACACGACAGCGAACTCCTCCAAATATACGCGGAGGGCAGCAACCGCGCAAGTGGAAAACGCACCATTTGAGCAGAAAGTTGATAAACTGCCTAATTACAGCAGTTTACGGGCACCAAATAAATGCGTTCTGCTGCCCTCCAGACGGCTGCGCGCCCCACGAGGGCGCATTCCTAGCTCCAGAAAACGGAGCCGATTTTGCCCGGTTTTCTGCTGCCCAAATGCGCGAAATGCCGCCCCAGAGCATCTCGGCTCCGAGGCGGCATCCGGTTGCGAGCGTTTGCGAGGTCGATGCGTTAGAACGGAGCCTTGCCGCCGCGCGGCGTGGATGCTCCGGCATCCACCTCGTCATCGTCTGACCCAGCTTCACGGTCGATGACGATGGTCTTGTCGGACAGGTCCTGCGCGTATTCCATCGCCTTGCGATACCAGGTCGGTCCAGGCTCATTGGTCGGGACATAGCCCACCTGGTCGATGACCGGCACGCCGTACACGCCACCCTCCTTGCCCGGCACCGGACGGGTGCGGATCGAGTAGATGACGCCGTAGATGGGCACCGACTGGTCGCCCTGGCTCGCGTGCATCTTGATGAAGCCGTTCAGGTCCGTGACGGCACGGCGATTGTCCTTGTTCGAGTGCTTGATACTGATGGCCACCGGCACCGCGTCACCGTTGCCGAAGAGGAGCAACGAGATGTACTCATCGAACATCGTCGCCTTCGGCGCCAGCCGCGTTCCGTCCGGACCCGCCGTCCAGTTCAGCCGTTCGTCCACGAACTTCCCACCACGATACGCGGTCGGCACGTTCATGTCGATGATGCCACCACCTTCCTTGCGCGGTCGGAACTCAATGGCCTTCACATCACGACGGACGGGAATGAAGAACAACGGCCCATTGCCGTAGATCTGCTTGGTCGAGTCGTTGAACATCTGGGTGACTTCCAGCCCAGGGATGCGCTTCTCACCGGGCAGGACCTCATCCGAGGTGCCCTGGGCGATGACCAGCCTGGGCAGTCGAATCTCGTGCGCGCCGATATCCTCGGTGCCGCTCTTGTCTCCCGAGGGAATGAAGTCAGGCCGGTTGTGGAAGCCGAGTTCACCTGCGTCGATGATGAGCGACATCGCATCGGTCTGGTCGATGACGGCGAGGGCTTGCTTGACGGGTTCTGGTTGTGTTGGTTTCTTTGCCACTGTTTCCACCTTCTCTGTTCGGTTGTCTATCGTCAGTTTGTGATTGGTCCCGACACCCTCGGGACAACGGGTCAGTCGTCGTCGTCCTTGCCTTTGCTCCCTGCGCGGCGTGGGACGACCTTCTCAATCAGCTGCGCGGCTGTACCCTCGGGCACCGTCGCACCAGCCAGGAGCCGTTCCTTCACGATGGCGTTCATCCGAGTGGGCCACAACTGGAGTTCGTGACCCAGCCCATTCTTGATACACCAGAGACGGAACTGTTCCTTGTCCACCACCTTCCCTTTCGGCTCGGATCGCACAAACACCGAGTCACCCGTGGACAGCTTGACCTGGTTCGGCTTCGCGCCGTACAAGCCCCATCCGGCTTCCGCCCGGTTGGCGGATTCGATGAGCAGCTGTTCGATGGCGTTCAACGTGATTTGGTTCGCATAGCGTTCTTCCTCGATGCGGTCATCCACGTCGCGTGCCGCGAAGTACAGCGCAGCGAGGGCTTCTGGATTGATGTCCGTGGCCGCGCTGAGCCGTGTCTTCTCTTCGACAACCTTCAGTTGGTATGCGGTATCCTCCGGTTCTGCCTTCTTGAGTGTCTTCTTGACCTCGTCATACTTGCCTTTGGCCATCCCACGTCCTTCTCTCGGAGCGTTCCGAGGAGCCGAGTCTACTAAAATCGAGGGTGAATAGCGACCGTAAAATTACTCATCCATCAGCAGTTCGCGCCACGCGCTAGTGGTCATATCCGCCAGACTCTCTTTGGCCATCAGTGTCGCGAGGACCTTATGGTCAATGGTCTTCTGGCCCTTGGGTCCCGTCGCAATCAGGTCGAAATAGCTCACCGGTTGCGTCTGGCCTGGACGGTGTACGCGGTCTTCGCTCTGGAGCCGCGTGCCATAGCGGTAGCTGTTCGACATGTACAGCACCGTATGCGTCGCGACGAGGGTGAGCCCACGACCACCCGCCGCTGGATTGCCCACGACCACCACTGGACCCGAGGGTGCCGTGTCTGGGCTGAGCAATCGTTTTGCGGCTTCGCGCTCCTCCTCGGGTTGTCCACCGTAGATGCCACCCACGTGGATCGTTCCATTGCGGAACGTCTTCAGCTCAGCGATGGCTCGCAACAGTTCCGGACGGAACGTACACCATACCAACAGCTTGAAGTTCGGCTCCTCTTCCAGCCGGTCGGTGAGCCATCCGAGGAAGTGGTCCAGCTTCTCCCGCCCCACTTCCTGGACACGGTAGTCTTTCTGCGGGATGACGATGGCGTCCGCAGCCTGTTCCCATGACTCGCCATCGATGTCGTGGGTCACGCCTGGAATCATCGCGTCCTGTTGTACGAGGTCGATGTCCTCGACACCGCCCACGAAGCCGTTGGTGATTTGCGCGAGCCGCATGATCTTCGTGATGACCTGGGGAGACGTGGACATCGAGGAGTCGCTCAACCAGACCATCATCTCATCGCGCATCTTCTTGTAGACCGTCCACGTCTCGGTGGTCAATGGAACGGTCATCACGACACTCGGCAGTTTGGCCGGAAGGTCCTTGAGACAATCGGTCTTGAGCCGTCGAAGGACGTAGGGTGCGAGGCGTTTCTGGAGGTCTGGGATGTTCACCCAGCTGCCTACGGTGCGAATGGGGAAGCCTCGTGGACTGGTGAGCGGTCTCCCGCTCTGGCTCAGCACCGGCTTCATGATCGCGTAGCGGAGACAGAACTGGGTGTACGACTTGCACACCAGGATGTTCTGGCTCATCAGGTTCGCCTGGCTGAACAGGTCGCCCACCGAGTTCTCGATGGGTGTTCCATTGAGCAGCACGACACGTCCGCACTTCGCTCGCAGCTGGACGCACGCTGCCGTCTGTTTCGACTTGTGGCCTTTCACCGCGCTGGACTCGTCCAAGACGAGGAGCGTGCGCGCCGTCGCATAGGGCATCAACGTCGCGAGCCGTTGAGAACTCCGCCCGATGAACTCATAGTTCGTGATGATCCACTGGAGCCGTTTGTCCGTCTCTGGGCCCCACATCCACCCTCGGAGTCGCTGGTGGTATTCGAGAATCTCTGCCGAGACACTGGACCATAGGTGCTTCGACAGTTCTCCGAACTCCGGTTCATACCAGACGCCTCGCACCGCTGCCGGCGCAATGACGATGGCGCGGTCGATGAGCCCTCGCATCCACAGGACCATCGCCGCGTCGATGACCTGTTTCGTCTTCCCCACGCCCATCTCGTCTGCGAGGAAGAAGAACGGCTTGGCCACCAGGCGCTCAATGCCCATCAGCTGATGTTCGTAGGGTGGGAGTCTGGCGTGTTCGAGTTCGGGAATCACTAGGTTTTCTCCTTCTGCGCCTTCTTCACGGGCCACTCCCACGACACGCCGTCGAAGGTGTTGCGCCCGTCGTGGGTTCGGTCGTATTGCTTGAGCCACTCCTCGGAGATCTGAGTGCGTGATCGGACCAAGGATTTCAACAACGAGATCCATTTCTTCAACATGGTCTCCTCCTCTTGCCATAGCTAATAATCCCTGACCTCCCATATGATCGTGTTCCGTCTCGGAAGCACGCCCACTGGGCATGAGAACGCTGCCAGCTCTATGGCCGCCTCGGGATACCACTGGAGTAGTAGCATCACGTCTTCGAAGGAGGCAGGATCCAGACATCGTCGCAGCGCCATCATCGTCTGGAGATAGCCCATCGGCTGGTGGTAGCCTGCCGCCATCGTCCACCGCATCGGCGGAAGCCCAGTGGGATACCCGTTCTTGGCGAGGGTCTCCAGGTCTGCCACGGTCATCGTGGCGCGTTCACAGAAATACCCTTCCAGCCCCTTCTCCGTCCGCACCATCTCGCCCTGGAGGATGGCGCTCAGGTTCGGCACCGCGCCGTCCATCATGAACGTGTACCCTCGGGCACTCCATTCCTGCGCGGTGGCGTGTGCTTGGTCCCGAGGGACAAGACACCATGCGCCCTTTGCACCCTTCGCCGTGTTGAGTTGGCGGAAGCCGATCATGGGAACGCCTGACGCATAAGCGTCATCGACACTATGCCATAAGAGGGTGCGGTTGCCGAGTCGTTCTTGTTCCCAGAGGGTGAAGAACTCCCGTTTGTTCTGAATCTTCATCTCATCCAACGCCGTTCCAGCCACTCGATGCCGGCACAGGTCCAATCGTAGTGGTTGGTGGAGGACCGTTCCAACATCTCGATGGCGTCTCGGGTCTCCCCATCTTTGTGGAGCCGGTGCGCCATGAACATCTGCATGATCGTCTTCGCCCACGGCTCGTCATACTCCCGGTAGTTGCCCATATCGGCACTCTCCAGGAGTTGCCGGACGGCTTCCACGTGGTCGTATCCGAAGAGGGTGGGCTGGAACAGCTTGACCGGAAACAACAACGGCTTCACGGCATCCATCGTCGTGTAATAGTCGCCATGGTCTGCCGGCTTGTGTCTCAGGTCCTTCACCTTCTCCAGCGTGGTGAGATACCCGTGCCAGTTCACGCTGATCTGGGTGTAGGTTCCAACCGGCACGCCGATCCAGAGCGCCATGTATTCGAGGAGCATACTGAAGTGGACCGCGTTTGCGCCGTAGGCACCCCAGACGATGTCGTTGGACCGACAGAAGACGACGAGGTGGAGCCGTCCGTCCGGACCGATCTGGAAGGTGGCCGTGTCGTTACAGGGCAGGTCCTTCCCTTGCCGGCCCAGGTCGAGTTCGGCAGACCACATCTGGAGGACGCATCGACGGTCGGTGGGATCGTGGGTGAGCTGTTGCGCGATGATCGCCAGCTGGTCAAAGGGCTTCCGGAACTCATACGCGCTGGCGCCTTGCGCGGACCGAGCCTTGAACGCCTTCCGCCAGCGGTAACCATACGCCCCATGCAGCGTCTTCCCGTCGTCGCTGAAGTTGTTCATGTTCGAGGAGTAGCGTGCCGGCCCAGCCACGTCATTCCGGCCAGCTAGCATCCACAGCGCTTCGTACAGATGGAAGAACGGATTGGCGTCACGCTCCGGCCAGAACATGACCCGCTCGCATGGATGGGTGTAGATGGTCGCCACCGGCACCGGAGCCTGGAGGACTGGGCCGTTGCGCGAGTCGCGTTTGATGCCGACCTCGTACAGCAGCCGAACGGCTTGAGGGAGTGCCTGGTGGACGTTACGCACGTGGAGTGTGATCATCGCTAGTTACCCTTTTCCGTCTACCCATATTGAACTTCGGATTCTTCCATGCATTGATGGTGCCTTCGCGTTGTTTCTCCCTTGCCAGTCTGGCCCTTTCAGGGTCATTGGGCGGAAAGAATTTGAGGGGCAGTGTCGGGTCTCTCAGATAGTCAGCGGCTCGGATTAACAGCCGTGGGTTGTCTCTGAACCCACCAAGACCAATGTTACACCCGTTGCACAGAAGACCTCGAACCATTCCTGTCTCATGGTCATGGTCTATACAGAGTCCAATTCCTGTTGGTACACCACCGCAGATATCGCAAAGACCTCCGGTCTCCCTTTTGTACTCATCGATGAACTCCCGTTGGAAGGGAGCCAGCTTCTGCCTCCTAGACATCATCTACCCTTCCATTGGACTTGGCTTCCGGCTTTACGCCATAACAACTCGACGATGCCGTAAGGTTGTGTACCAGATACGTCTACCATATCATTCCAATCCAGTGCTGCTTCTATAGTTGCCCAACTAGTCCAATAATCGAAGAAGCCTGCACCTTCATAGATCCCTCCTCCATGGCCATGACAAAACTCTGAGTGAGCGCTGCGAGGGTGAAGTCCAAGAAACAAAATGGGCAATCCATATCTCTCACTAGAGTCGTCTTTGCTTGCTGGGTGACCTGATAGCTCAAACTCCTTGTGAACCTCTAACGGCTTCACTTCAACAAAGAAGGAATGACCGCCCCCGCATTCACTATGCCCGCATCCAAATGTCATGCGAAAATCAGGAACCCAATCTCTGAAATCTACGGGTTCGTATTCCCATTGCCACCCACAAAGATCGAACATAGCTGCCCATCGTGCTTCGAGACGGGAACGAAATTGTACTCCAGCATATATCGTTGGATTCGCCTTAATCAAACCTTGTGTAATCACCACTATCATCCTTGGTGAACAGAACTCGGAAGCCGTGCCGGACTGGACACGACCACCAACGCTTCAAACTCGATGTTCCGCTGCCCGGTTCGACGTTCGGTGAACGCCAGCGGGAACCGAACCAACGCCATACCCTCGCATCCCTCCCATCCTGGGGCAACCTCGACCACGAGACCGACGTGCCCCACGAGGCTGCGCCGGTCTTCTTCCGACTCGCCCGAACCCTCCCAGGCGTCCGGTACACTGTCTACTCGCACGTAGTCACCCAGATGTGGATCCACACGCATTGGATAGCCCATTACGCTCCTCCGTTGTACTTCGCTCTGGGTGTGCCCTCGTTGAACTTGACGCGGCAATACTTGTCGAACTCGCACAACGAGTGCTCGATGTCCCGCATCTCGAAATGGGGAAACTGAAGAGGTTCCCCGGAGCTAACTGGATGGATGAAATCGGTCTCCAACTCGATTCCATGGCGCAACAGATGGCGCATCGAGTCGATGGCCTTCGCGTCTGGCTTGGACGCCATCCTCAGTCGCTGGAGTCCACGCTTGGCGCCGGGCCCAGGGTTCGCCCACGTCATGATATCCGAGGCGTCTTCCAGGAGCCGTGTGTGGCGGTAGTCCGTCACGATCTCATAGGCCATGAAGCCACCGATGCTGTCCACGGTCCGAAGGACGTTGAACACCTCCTCCAGCCGGTTCGATGTCCGTGCGGTCACGGCAAGAGTCTCCCGGAGGTTCCACAGGTCCGTACAGACGTCCACGATGGCGTCGATCTTCGGCAGGCCTGGTCGAGAGTAGACGATGTGTGCGCCTGTGAATACCTGTTCACCCTCGTCCAGCGCCGCAGTCAACATCTCGATGACCGCCTGCGGGTTCCAGTCGTCCTGCCAGCCGAGCCGCTCACCGGTGCCCCACCAGTTGAACATCCTGAACCAACCGCAATTGAACGCGAGGAGGGCTGGATCATCCCAACGATGCGGCGTGAGGAAGTTCTCACGCAGCCAGACCGTGCCCGTATCGTTCTCCCGGAACGGATTGGTGAATTTGTACGACTGGAGGATGGGATCGTCCGTCCACGGCTTCGGATGACCCGCCTGTCGCTTCAAGTAGATGCGATGGCGCTCTGCAACCCAATACCAGAACAACGATTCAGGAGCCGTCGTCAAGTCACGCAACGCTCACCTCATTCCCAAGACATGTCCAGCCCTCACGCGTCTTGCGCGAGAACAACTCAGCATACGGTCCTGCTCGCAGTGTCTCCACAATGGTGTAGAACTCCTCGGGCTTCTCCGAGTGCCGGCCCACGACGGCTTCAAACGTGGACCGCACCGATTTGTCCAGCGTCTCTGGCTTCCCTCGGACGCCAATGAGACACGTCTCGTGCTCTGCGCGAACGGTGCGCCCCATCCCAAACCAACGCTTCCCTCCCGAGGTGCGTTTCAACCAGACCAGTTCCGTCTTGAGCGTGAAGCCCCACGCGTCCATCACGCTCAAGGCTTCCTGCTGCATCGAGGAGACCCGCCACAAGAACAACGTCGCGTTTGGCGTCATGGGTGGGATCGAGAACCGCATGATCTCCTCGACACTCATCGTCAAGTAGTGCTTCGCGGCACCTCTCGCTGGGCCCGGCAGCGAGTCTCCGAATTGCCACGGTGGGTCCGCCACGAGCACGCTATACATCGTCCAACCCGAGGGCGGAGAGGACCGCGACCAACGCCTGTTCGCGGCTGAGCCACTTGCAGTCTACGCCCGCATCCTTCAATCGCGGGATCATCGACTTCTTCAACCGGTCCAGACGGCTGATGGTGTTCTTGGGATTCAGTTCCCGGTCATCCCCACGTGTGTCGCGACGGGACTGGATCCCTTTGAGACACTCCTCGATGGGTGTCGAGAGGGCGATGACCTTGAGCGGTGGATGCGCCTTCGAGAGTTCGACGCATCGCCGCACGTCGTCACCGATCATGATACCCTCGTACAGAACATCGCAGCCGTTCTGGGCCGCTGCCGTGACCAATTCGTACACCATGTCCGGCTTCTGGATCGTATCGCAACCGCCGGTCGGTGTTTCGTAGTGGCCTGGGACGTACAGCGGGGGCTTGAACTCTCGGGTACAGAGATACGCGAGTGGTTGCTTGCGCCCGTCGATGAAATGTGGCGTCCGTCCAGGATACTTGGACATCACCGTTCGCACCAGCGTGCTCTTGCCACTCCCGCCCGTTCCTCGGAGATTGATAATCATCGCACCACCTTCAGGTTCCACGGCTTCCGGAGCATTGGGAGTCTCAACGCCGGAGCCGAGGTCAAAATGTCCGAACCACACAACGACTCCTCGTGCCCATCACCGCACCGCAGACAGCCCGAGGGTGGACAGACCTCCATGGGCTCAAACCGTCCTGGTTCGACACGACGGTGCATCGGGACGCGATGCCCGTGACACTGGTCAGCGGTCAAGAACTCCGGACCCATCGAGGTCCACCGCCCGGTCTCCGGATGCTTCGTGTATTCATAGCACAAGGAATACGTCATGCCCAGCTGGGTGGCCTTCTTCTGGTAGCGGGCATGGCCTTCGCGTCGATACTCCTCTTGGATGGACTTCTGCCCGCCGCACTGGTTCTCGGTGAACAGTTCCGCGAACCTGTCGCCGCGTGGCCCTGGGAACTTCGCCTGGATGCGCTGGACCATCGCTCGCGCCCACGCGTGTCCGGCTTCGACGAACTTGATGATGACGTGATTGTTCCCCACCGCTGCCAGCCGCTCGAACAGCCGCTCCACGTCCTCATGGTCCACCACTCCGGGCACAATCGGATTGCACTGGATGGACGTGTAGATGCCCGCCTGGCGGAGCACTCGAATCTCTTCCAGGTGCTCGTTGAGGCTGATCGCTCCGGGAGAGAGTCGATGCCACGTGTCTTCGTCCGAGGTGTTGAGCGACTTCTGCGCATAGCTGTACTTGTTCTGGCGCAGAAGGTCGATGGCCCACCCAGGGTAGTGGAGACGGCTGAGGAAGAAGACCGGCAAACCGGCATCCACGAACGCCTGCGCGCCCTGCTGGGTGTTATGGTAGTAGTCTTCAATCGAGAGGAACGGATCGATGAATGAGCTGAAGTAGCCTGCCGCGCTGACTTCCATCGACCTGAGTTGCTTCGCGACGTGCGCGCCGTAGTCCGTGGGGACGGTGATGAGCCCACTTCCCCGATACCCTCGGGTGCCGCTATTGATGTAGCAGAACTGGCATCCCACCGTGCAATACCCGCCGTAGGGTTGCGTCAGGATGGCGTCCGTCTCGCATGGCCGGTCACGGCTTCCCGCGTTCGCGCCGTCGTCCTTCCCGCTGTACCAGCCTTGCAGGTCCTTGCCCTTCGCCTGGCGGATGTGAGGCGTGGGATCAAGGTACACCGTGGTCTCGTGGCGCTCGGTGGCTCCACGAATCATGGCAATACGCGCCCACCGCTGCTTCATTACCCGTCCAGTCACCTCGTCGTGTTTCTCCTCGATAGGTCCGAGGAACTCACGCATGTCAGGATCGACGCGCATGAAGTAGGCGTAGGTCTCCTGGAAGTCTTCTTGCTCTTTGTCCGGGTTGTAATCCGTTTCCGCTTGCATGGTGACTCCTTCTGTGTCCGAATATCCAGAACATCGTGTCGTGGTCGATGAGGTCCCAATGGTCGAATGTAATCATGCCCTACGATCCCACGTTCCAGAAGAGAATCGGTTGTTCCAACGACTCGATGACGCCTGGGACGTTGAGCCATGCCCAGGCCGGTGTCTCATAGTGGAGATGGGCTGGGAAGGGTGGCAACATCCCGGCACGCACTTCGAAGTAGGCACGCTTTTGATCCACCACGCGGAGCCGGTCCAGGTTTGCGTTCGGTTTGCCCCACGCCATGCGCGCCACATCACGCCTGAATCGGGTCTCCTCGCGTGCATAGCCTTGGACGGCCACGACGGAGCCGGGGAAGCCCCGGAGGACCCCAGCCAGGTGCGTCCCGGTCCCCGTAGGAATGACGATTGTCCCCGGAGCCAGGGGAAGCCCCAGGACCTCCGCCTCAACCGCCTCTACGGTCTCCGGAAGCCGCAGCCCGGTCGGAAACAAGAACCACTCTTCACCCTCCAGCGCATCGAGGTGCTGCTGCATCGCATAGCGCATCACGAACTGACGATTGGCCGCGAGTGGAATCAACTCCACACCCAAGGATTGCACGGCCATTGCCGGTCCAGGGATCGCATTCGGTGTTTTTGCATACCTCGGGTAGCCCACCTTGACGGTGCGTCCGAGGGTGAGACCAATAGTGGCGACCAACTGGCCGTTCAAACTCCGTCCGGTATCCACCACGGCGAGGGATGCGGTAGGACGGCGCTCAATGGCGGCCCAGACGCCACGCGCCTTGGACAACGGTGGGAACGGCCAGCACAGGTCCTCCCGCTTGACGTGGACCGTGATTCCACGAATGGGATAGGGTTCAATGGGCGTGGGCCGGAGTCTCATACGGCCTCAGTCGGCGCAAGCACGCGCCCAGTATCGCGATAGACGGTCAACCGGTCCATCCGCCGTCCATTCCAGCCAGACATCTCTCCGAGGAGTTCAGCTGGGAAGACGGCACGACGTGCGGCCCAGAACACCGAGTCAGGCGGCAGCTTCTCAGTCATCATGTCGATGTCATGGCCCACGTAGTAGGTGCCCTTCGCGAGACTGTTGAAATCGCACAGCGCCGTCTCGAATTGGTCCAGCCCAGTGAATGGGACGCCTGCGCGCAACGCTCGCTGATACCAGGCTTCCTGGAGTTCGCGATTGGTCGCGCATTGTTCGAGTGTTTCCCCAGTCAACAACGCGAGACCGGGCACCGGCCCAGCGGTCACGCTTCCGCCACCGAGACCGATATCGTTGGCGGTGATCTTGTAGTCCATGACGTTCTTCAAGAGGTCAGCCCACTTGTAGCTGGACCACGAACCTGCGCCCCATACCTCTTCGAAGTCAGACCGAATCGCCCACCAACCGGTCTGCGGGTCTGGCGCATCGAGCAACGAGAAGTCTACCCAACCCTTCAACGAGTGATACGGCTTCGCGTTCCGAAATACGCTCTGGATGAACTTGTTCACCGCCTCGGCATTCCCTCGCATCCCACGGCGTTCCACGCCGGTCGGAAGGGCTGGGAGTAGACGCTCATCAAACGGATGTGGATGATACGTCCAGGCAAACTCCGCGCTGCCAAGGTGGTAATACGTGACATACAGAATCAGCCGCCACAACTGGAGTTCTTCATCCAAGTGCTCCGTCTGGAAGACAGAGCGCAGGACAGGGTATGCCGGGTCTATGTCTTGACTCGTCAGTTGGTATTTCGCGAACGTCGTGAAATCGGTCCATCGGTCTTTCGGCATCCAAGTATCCTAGTGGGAAGGGGTCCCCAAGTAAAGGGAAATCATATGGCGGAGACGTTCGATCCCAGCAGTTCGCGAAACTGTTGAAGGAACAGTTCCTCCGACTGTCTCCACGTCCATGGAGCCCACGGTCCTACGCGGGCCATCTCCTTGATGGTGGGCGGTGGATAGTCTGGCAGGTCAAACATCGCATGGGTCGGTGAGTTCTTGTAGGCTTCGAACCGGACCATGAGCGTGTCCGCGATGTTCACCAGTGGATGCTGAATCTCTGCACACCCAAACCGGCGATAGATAGTGCGCTGCGTCGTGGCTTCCACCCGACGATACGCGGCAAACTCCGGCGAGGCTTTGAGCCACTTCGTCACGTCACCCAGATACGCCTCGGAGGCATCGTGAAGCAACGCTTGGAGCGCCACCTTGCTCGCCCCACACGAACATGTGCCCCGTGACAATCCGCCGAAGGTACAATTCACCTCGTGGAGATCGCACAACCGACTGACGTACACCGAGTGTTGCGCGACGGAGTTGGGCCGCTGGGTATGCCCACAGAACCGGTTGATGAGCGCGAGGGAGTGAGCGATGTCCTCGATGACAATGTCCGTCTCCTTGACGAAGAGGGGATTGACGCGGAGACCGGTGAATGTTTCGATGATGGGTGTCATGGTTAGCGCATGCGCCTGGGCTGATGGTGGAGTTCTCGAAGGAACGCGACGATGAACTTGTGGTTGAATCCGGTGGTATGGCACATGGGCGTGTATTCCCCAGATGGGTACATATCCCGAGGGTGAACAATCAAAGTGCGCTTGGTTCTTTCAAGCTCCTCGTACACCGCATACCAGCAGTCACCCTGGATCGCGAGTCGCTTACACGTGAGGTTCTGAAGGTCGGTCTGGTCGATGTCCGGGTTCGCGTGCTTCACTTCCAGCCAGGACGTTCGCCCACTCAACGTCATGCTGATATCGGGTCCTCCCGCCGTCGAATCGTTGTGCTTGATGAGCACCGCGTTCTTGAAGAACGGACGGAGGTGATTGTTCAACAAGTCATGCAGTAGTGTATGCTCGGTCTCCGTCTTCATGCACACTCCTTCCAGTTGCGGCCAGTGGATACATCCCACAAGATGGGGATGCGCAGTTCGGGAAACGACTGGTGGTTGAGCACGCGGCTGACGCGTCTCGCACTCTCCTGGTCGGGCACGTCCCCATCCGCCTCGTCGTGGACCGTGTAGCGGAGGATGAGCCCGGTATCCTTGCGCGCCTTGTGCAGCTCAACAATCTTCGTCTTCATGATGTCCGCCGCGCCACCCTGGTCTACCATGTTGAATGCCTTGTGCGCTTCCCGGTTCTCTTCAGATCGGCTCCGGCGTCCCATGAAAGTAGTGACGTAGCCTCGGTGCTCATATTGGGCGTGGAGTTGGTCGCCTCGATGACAGCGGTCCGTACACTTCGACATGTACAGATGAGACGCCAGATCCAGAAGCCCTCGGACCTCGGGAAGTTCCTGGTCATAGATGGCGCGCACTTCCTTCGTGGCGGCGAGGGCGGGATGTTTCCACTGCTTGAGATCCTTGATCTGGTGGTACAGCGCCTCGCTGATATGGCCGAGCATCAGCGCCTGTTTCAGCATCTGGGCTCCGTACACGTAGGCGAAGTTCAGATCCTTCTGCTGACGATAGGTCTGGTCAGGCTTATGCGGCTTGATGCGCGACCACATGTACTTGTGGAAACTGATGGGCTCATTCGGGCTTCCCTTCGGCTGGCCCTCCTCCACCCACTTCCAGAATCGTTCCACCTCACCCTCGTATTGCTCGGTGACCCGAGGGTTGTTCGCGTAGTGGGCGAAGATGCGATACTCCACCTGCATCGCATCGGCGGCCAGCCACAGCCGTCCACGTTCTCCGGGAATGCGTAGCTGGCGGATGAGGAACAAGTCATCGTCGTGCGAGTCATCGTCCTCATCGACGCCGAAGGCCACGCGTTGCTTCGCCACCTTCATCTCTTGCTGGATGTTAATCCCGACGTAATGGCCGTGTCCATCGTCCAGCGCCGCGCTGCTGAATCGACCAGTGATGGTTCCGGCTTTCCCGCCATGGTCGCTGAGCGGGTCTTTCGTCGTCCGCAGCTGATGGAGTGCATAGCGGAGGATGCCACAGCTATCTACGTTCTTGCGATACTTCGTCAGATACTTACTGTTCAGGTTCGACAGCTTCGCCGCGTAGCGCATCAATCGAACGGCGGGCAAGTGCGCGTGTTGGGCCACCACCTTGTCGGTGAACGAGGGTGCGCCTGACGGGAGGTATTCGAGGGGCAGATGGAGATACTCCCACAGCCGCTGGCGGTCCGCTGGCGACCGAGGGTTCACCACAAACCCTACCATCTTCGCCAGGTCATACAACGCCTTCTCCGCCCGTCGTTTGACCTCCGGGATCCACTTGTCGAGCAACTCCACGTCGATGGGCGCGCCATTCCGTTCCATCTCGCAGACCGGGAAGATGACCTGATCCTCGAGCGCCCGCACACGCTGGAGGTTCTGCTCATCGAGCATCGGCCAGAAGACCTCGCGCAACTGATGGACGGCTTCCACCTGGTACAGTGCGCGGTCTACGGTCTCCGCCGCATGATACTCGACCATCCGGCTTTCATCCACCCTCGGGATGGTGGCTCCACCTACGTAGTCCGTCAACAGTTGGTCGAGGTTGAATCGGAGCCGGTGGTCATCGAGCAATGCCGCGTAGTGCGAGACATCGCTGACCGTACAGTTCTGGGCTTCCAGATCAATACCCCAGGCGTACATCTGGTGGATGTCGAACTTCGTATGGATGTTCGTCATGTGGAGGTCGCGCAGTTCACGCTGGGCCCAGCGTTTGCACGTCGCCTCGTCCAGATTCCCTCCGGCATAGCCCCATGGGAGGAAGTGCTTGGAGCCGTCCGGCAGGCGCACCGCGATACTGATGGGCAGGTCTCCATCGTACCACTGCACACCCGTCGTCTCCACGTTCATGACGATGTCTTTGATCCCTCGGGAGGCAATCTGGGGTGGCTCTGACGGTCGCCAGTCGCTGTGGCGCTCCTCTCGGAGCGTATCAAAGAGGGAAGGCTGGCGTTGTCTCATGCATCCTCGAACAACGATGGTTGCGTTGGTTGGGTCCGTTGCCCGGTCGTGTAGCGGAGACAGTTCTCACACCGCCAGAGCCGCATGCCCACGAGGAGGAACCGACACGACGTGCAGACCGGACGCGGTGGGATGGGGTCCGGTTGGTCACGTAGCGTCGCACCTCGGTCCGTCAGAAGCACGCTCATTCCCGGTCATCCTTCACTTCACCTTTCGCCACCTGGACGGCGTGCGAGTGACCGGCGATGGCCTCTTCCTGCGACGTGTAGCGCCACTGGTCTTGGTCGTGTTCACCATTGAAGACCATTGTCTCCCAGAGCACCGGTGGCCCATCACCGAAGCTATGGTCCAGGCCGAGGAAGACGGTGGAGACCAGGATCTTCTCGGTCACCACATCGCCATCCAGCACACGCGTGACGCTGAACTCGTCCTTTGCCACGTGTCTATCTTGCCCCTCGAACCACTCAGCCCATTCGATGATATTTTTACAGAGTTGCGGCTTCCCCTCTTCGTCCAAGATGTAGTTCATTCCCATGTTATGACTCCTCGTCCAAGTAGTGCGTGTTCATGACCACCTCACCTCGTCGTGGCCGCGCCAGTGAGAGGACCGAGGAGAGGTCTGCCGTGGTGAGGATGTTCTCGACACGAATGAACCCGTATTCCACGTCATTGATTCGGATGCGCTGTTGGTCTATTTCTGACTTGATGCGCGAGAAGTAGAAGATCCCGACTCGCCTCACGGCTGGCCCTCCGGCTGGACTTCAGACGGGAAGGTATCGAGGGCCACGGGAATGATCGTGCTGGGCTCCGGCGTGGCGAGGAGCGCAGCCGCGTGGGCGTCCTGAAGAGGCTTCCTCCGAGCCGCACGACGAAGCCCACTCGGACCGTTCCGCCGTTTACTGCGCCGAAGGGCCATGCGTTCCGGTGGCGTGTAGTGCTTTGGCTTCTTGACGTGTTGACGACGGGTCTTTGCTTGTCTCACTGGGTCTCCTTCTTGGGTACAACGTAGAGTTGAAAGATCGAATCGATATGCGCGATGTCACCCTGCCGATGCGCTGGGCACTGCGGTAGCGTCACCTCGTGGAGACAGAGATTGCAGAGGTGCCCGCACCGGACGCCTTCCGCATACGTCCCATCGCCTCGTGGACGGCTGAAATGAAACACTTCCACCGCGTAGACCGGGTGGACACAAAGCCTATGGCGTGCGAGGAGTTTCAGAAGTGCGCGTGGGATCGTCATGACGGGTTCTTGGCGGCTTCTTCAGCCATCTGTATGTGATACTCTTGGGCAGAGACCCGTTGCCCGTCGATCCGATACCATCGCGGTCCTGGGATGAAGACGTGATACAGGTCGGCGGTATATCCAGACGTCACGTGCTCTCTACATACGCGGCATTCGGTGTGACCGAGGGCAAACCCCTCTTCATCTTCCCCATCCTTGATCCACATCAGCGTGGGTAGGTCATACTGGACTCGATCCTCCTTCTTCTCGATGGACCAACGATGGACATGACCTGCCTTGTCGGCGTAGCTCCACGAGGGGGTCAGGATGATTCATGCTTGTTACCTCAAGCATCTCGCAGCCGGTCTCGAAGGTCTTGGTCATTCGTTCCACCAGTGTCCCCACCATTGCCAGAGGATGAACGCGGCCATCGCGAGGAGGAGTCCAGCCAGGAACCACTTCTCAGCTTCACGCTTGAGGTCTGGCATGGATCGCTTCCCACAGGGCCTTGAACTTGTCACGCTCATCAGTCACAGCCACGAGCAAGTCAGAGACACGGGCGTTGACTCCGGTCAGTAGGTCGCGCTGCGTGCGTGCCTCATTGCGTTCAGTCAGTAGCGTATTGGCTTCCACGCCCATTCGGAAGATCAGGTCTTGTGCTCTACTGACCTCGATAGACCGGGCTTCTAGTTGCTTGACGAGGTGTGCACGTTCGCCCATTAGCACCTGTTGCCCGTGCTTGAGCGCGGCGACTTCGCCAGTCAGTGCGGCGATCTGCTGCTGTGCCTCTGAGAGTGCTCTAGCCGCGTCACCTTGTTCAAGGACAAGCTCCTTCGGAACATGGATACGGTTGGCTTCTTTGCTTGGAATCTCACTCTGTTTCGTCATCGTTCCCTCCGGGTGACCCGCACGCGCCCATGGAGTTGTTCCCGCGCCACTTGGTCACTTCGACGGTCCACGTATTCCTTGCCGGCGGCATTGAGTCGGAAACACCAGACCATCCCTGTCCGCGTATCCGCGACAAAGCATCGCATCGTCACATCGATGCCGTTGAGCCAGACAATCGAACGGTGGCACTTGTTCTTGTGTCGCAGCGACCGTCGATGGGCATCGAGTCTCATTTGAGCACCGCGTCAATTTTGCTCATTTGACCTCCGGCGTCTTCTTCGAAATGGTCTCGCTCAGGATGTACTCCACGTCGATGACGTCACTCTCGGTGATGACGTCCCACCGTTCACGAATGAACTGGTGGGCTATCTTCATCGTGCGACCCTCGCGAGGGTTCCACTCATAGGGGTCATGCTGCATCGTCATCTTCGCGAGATTGAGCAAGAGGATAGACCGCTGCTCCCCAAAGCCGGCACGCCACGCGAGGCGATGGTCATACTTACTGATCTCAATCGCGAGGGCGGGAATGAGCGTGCCTCGGTCTCGAATCTCTAGGAACTTCGTGATCACTCGGTGGTCTCCTCGATGATTATCACGTTGATGGTTTTGTAGAGCGTATTGCCACGCAGATTGATGAATGGGGCGACCGCATGAAGGAACTCTGCGATCTTCGTCTTGCCTGTTCCTTGTGGGCCGGAAATGGTAATACGGACGACAGGCGTTTCAACAGCCGCCTCAATACCCGCATCGAGGGTGGCTTGGATCCGTTGCAAGTTCCGCTTGGTACGCTTCTTGAGCGCCCTCGTATGTTGCGAGTTGAGCGCCGACAAATTGCGTTTCACTGAACGGTCTCCTCCGGCGCATGTTCTTGAATCCACTGGGCGCGTGCCTGGGCCACGGCTCCCGCCGCCAACCCGAGGGCAAATGCTCGTTCGGGTGGGAACTTCGCCGGCAGTTCATGCGCCACCTCTAGGAAGGCACGAACCAACTGCTGGAGTTCCCAGGCGACGGCTCCGGCATCCAACTCGACAATAGTGCTCACTGGGGCCGTCCACCGACAACCATCTGAGCCAGCTGTTCCTTCGTGATCTTCCGAACCTCTTCACGCGTTGGCCGTCGCACTTCCACCGCACCATAGACCAGCGCGTGGAGCAACAGTTCCTGGATCGGCTCCGGTAGTCCTTCGAGGAGGGCGGAAATGACCCGCCCATCACACTCGTGGCAGAACCCACAATCCGCACAACGGGGCTTCTTACAGCTGAGACAGTCCTCCATCTCACTCCTCCTTCTTGATATCCAGCCGTCCCAGGGCGGTCTCGGAAATCTCAATATGTACACGCAGGTTCGCCGGCAGTCCATTGAGGATCTGTTCGACCTCCCACAACTGCCGCATCTGGGAAATCGTCAGCGACTCCGAGCACTCCGCCTCGAACCGCATCGGACGGCGACGACCACGCTGTTGGATCGTAAGGGCCAGTTTCATTTCCCACCTCGGTTCTCTGACAGGTCCGCGAGGGCGAGAAGTTCCTGGTGACGCGTTTCCTGGCGTTGCATCAGTCGCTTCATCCGTTCCTGGATCATTACCTCGGCCATATCGTAGGCCAGCTCAGCGATGATCGACGGGAGTGGACCACTGAGGTTCTGCACACCTTCCTCCCCATCCAGGAGAAGGGCATGCATCGCGGTCCGCGCAAACGTGTCGCGGAGCGTTTCAGTGTAGGTGGGAGGGAGGGCGCGTGTGTAGACTTCAGACGACATCGTTCAACCTTTCGGGAACCACGCCCATTGCGGGCGATAAAGTAATAGATACGCA